CAAGTCCGATACAATGAACCGCGTGATCCTCAACGCCGCCGACATTGCCCGCACCTACTACGAAGGTGCCTTTGACGCCGAGAACCCGTCCGCACCGGCCTGCTGGTCGCTGGACACCCGTGCCCCTGCACCGGAGGTGCCGGAGGAAAACCGCAAGGCCGCCCGCTGCGCGGACTGCCCAATGAACGTGAAGGGTTCCGGCCAAGGAGAGTCGCGTGCATGTCGGTTCTCACAGCGGCTTGCTGTTGCGTTGGAGGGTGAGCTGGATACTGTCTATCAGTTGCAGCTGCCTGCGACGTCGATCTTCGGCGAGGCCAAGGGTAACGTGATGGGCCTGCAGGCGTACATCAAGTTCCTGTCGGCTCACAAGACCCCGGCTATCGCGGTCTTGACCGAGATGCGGTTCGATGAGGACGCCACGGCCCCGAAGCTGTACTTCCGCCCGGTACGTGGTCTGGACGAAGCCGAGCTGAGAGAGGCACTTGAGTCGCGTGACAGCGAAGAGGCAACCAAGGCAATCACGTTCACCGTGTCGCAGGTTGATGGCGTGAAGCCCAAGGAGGAGGCCCCCAAGGCCAAAGCCAAGCCCGCGCCCAAAGTCGAGCCCAAGGCCGCTGAGGCCGACGAGCCCGACGAGCCCGATGAGGGCGAAGCCGAGGACGACGAGCCCAAGAAGGTCTCCAAGACCAAAGCCGAACCCAAGGTCGAACCCAAGACCGCAGACAAGCTGGCGTCCATCATCGACGGATGGGACGACTAATCCGCCCATAACCACAACAGCAGCCCCGCACGTCGGGGCTGCGCATAATATAAAAGTGGCGGACCATGGAGACCAACTCATTCCTCAAGCAGGTGCTTGCGCAGGGCGACAGCTACTGCGTGTTCGCGGCTAAGCCCGACGGCGCCAAGACCCAGAAGTTCTACCCAACGATCGAGCGCCTTTTGGCCGCCGCCGATCAGTTTGACGACAGCGGTTACGACGTCTACTTCGGCCTCGCCACGTTCGACGACACAGGCGAGCGCAAGGCAAAGTACGCCATGCACATGCGTTCTTTGTTCGTGGACTTGGACTGCGGCCCCACAAAGGATTACGACGACCAGAAACAAGCCCTTGATGCCCTGCAGAAGTTCTGCAAGTCCGTCGGTATGCCGAAACCCCTCATGGTATCGAGCGGCTACGGTATCCACGCATATTGGCCCCTGACCGACGATGTTGAGATTGCAGACTGGAAGCCGGTGGCCGAGGCGCTGAAGCGCACGTCAGTGGCCCGTGGCCTGTACATAGACACCAGCGTCACGGCCGATGCGGCTCGCATCCTGCGTATGCCGGGCACACGCAACCACAAGCGCGACACCCCCGTGCCGGTGGAGATGCTGGCCGGGGGCAAAGTTCAGGCCCACCCGTTGTCGTTTTACGCAGACCTGCTGGCCGCCGAGGCCCCGGTGCCGAAACCGGCGGGGAAGCTGTTCGACAACATCACGATGAGTGCCGACGACGACCCGGTGATGCAACGCCTGCTGCGGAACCGGGAGTCCTCGTTCAAGCAGATCATGGTCAAGACGGCAGCCGGGCACGGCTGTGCGCAGCTGGGCTATGCGGTGCAGAACCAAGCCGACGTCGACGAGCCGCTGTGGCGGGCGACGCTGTCCATCGCCAAGTTCTGCGCCGACGGCGACAAGGCTGCGCACAGGGTGTCGGCCGGGCACCCGGACTACAGCTCCGAGGCCACCGAGGCCAAGATGGTCGGCATCAAGGGGCCATACACCTGCGAGACGTTTGCCTCAACCCGCCCGGGTGGCTGTGACGACTGCCCACTGCGTGGCAAGATCACGTCGCCGATCCAGTTGGGCACGGTGATCCCCGAGGCCGAGACCGAGGAGGTCGAGGGCGCGGACGGCGAGCCGACAGTTGTGTATAAGGACACCGGCGGGCTGATCCCGCCGTATCCGCCCCCCTTCAAGCGGATGAGCTCCGGCGGCGTGGCCGTCAGGCAGAAGAACGACGATGGGGACTACGAGGACGTCATGATCTACATGCACGACCTCTACTATACGAAGCGTGTGGTAGACCCAGAGGCAGGAGAGTGCATTATAGGTCGGCTTCACCTGCCCAACGACGGGGCACGTGAGTTCGCGGTTCCACTGGTTTCGGCGACGTCGAAAGAGGAACTTCGCAAGATACTATCGAAATACGGCGTCGCTGTTGGCGCAAAGAGATGGGAGCACATCATGGCATATACGCAAGCGTGGATTGAACAACTGCAGGTCACGACCATTGCAGACAACGCCCGGACGCAGTTCGGCTGGACTGACGACCAATTCACATCATACGTGGTTGGCGACCGCGAAATCTTCGCGGACCGTGTGGGCTATAACCCACCTTCGTCCAAGACGTCGTTCCTGTTCCCGGCATTCAAGCCGCGCGGCAGCCTTGAGGGCTGGGTTGAGCAGGCGAAGTTCTACAACCGGCCCGGGTTGGAGCCATATCAGTTTGTCGTCTGTCAGGCGCTTGCCGCCCCGCTCATGCGGTTCATGCCCGTGCATGCTGCGATCTTCGACTTCTACAGTGACGGGTCAGGTCATGGTAAATCTACCACCCAGAAGTTCGCCCTGACGGCCTACGGGGACCCGAGCGACCTCATTGTCGGGCCCAAGGACACGCTCAACGCCCGCATGAACCGCATGGAGCTTATGAAGGACGTGGCGCTGCAGTTCGACGAGTTTACGGAGTTCCCGGCGGAGGACACCTCGGACCTCATATACGGCGCCACTGACGGCCGCCAGAAAGCCCGCATGGCTTCGGGGAGCAACGAAGAGCGGTACAGGGGTGACGCGTGGCACACGACGCTCACAGCCTCGTCGAACCACTCTATGCTGGCCAAGGTCTATGCCCGCAAGGCGACGCCGGAGGCGGAGGTGCAGCGGGTGCTGCGTTACCATGTACAGCCCCACAACTTCACGGACAAGCATGAGACGGACGTGTTCGCCAAGGGCGTCGGCAACAACTGCGGCCACGCCATCGAGGTGTTCGTGCAGCGCATCATGCAGGATGCGGAGACAACGCGGGAGCTGCTGAACACCATCCAAGCCAAGATCGACAGAGATTGCGACCTCACAATGAAGAACCGCTTCTGGTCCGTGCAGGGGGCTGTGGCTATGGCCGCACTCGTGCTGGCCCGGGACGCGGGACTGCTGACATACGACCCGGCCGCGCTCTACAAGTGGATCATCGACCTCATCAAGGCGAACAAGGCGGACGCAAACAGCTCGGTGGTCTCGATCGACACCCTCGTCAACGACTTCGTGCATGAAAACTACGGCAGCATCCTGTGGATCAAGAGCACCGAAGACCTGCGCGGTGGGAACAACGGCAACGGCCTAGACAGCCTCGTCGTCCCGGAGATGCAGCCCCGGGCCACGCTGGTGGCCCGCTATGAGACCGACATCAAGAAGCTCTACATCGCACTGAAGCCGCTCAAGTCGTGGTGTGTGAAGCAGCGGTTGAACTACGACTCGGTCGTGAAACAAATGGCGGAGAAATATGGTGCGCAGAAGATCAAGATACGCATGAGCAAGGGCACGAAGTTGAACCTGCCGACCGCCAGCGTCATCGCCATCGACTGCAGCGGTCTGGACCTACCGGAGGGGCCTGATGGAGGTGCTGAAACTTGACGACGTCGGGCCCGACGGGGTCCGCTTCGTTATCGACTGGGACCGGTTTCGTGTCGGCGACTCCGTATTTATACCGTGCGTGAACGTGAAGCTGGCACACAAGCAGGTGGTGGGGATATTTGAGCGCCACGGGTGGTCACTGCGTATTCACGTGAGCACCGAACACAACATTTTGGGGGTTCGCATCTGGCGGACAGCATGATATTGTGTGCTTGTCTGTGGGTGGTTCTCCACAACTTCACTGTCCAACTGGCCCCGCACGAAAGTGCGGGGCTTTTTTATTGGAAGATGGAGGGCGGCCCGAACTGCTCCGTGAGTGAGCGAATGTACGCCTCATTGCGCGGGCTGTACGAAACGCCGTGGTGGGTCCGTGCGGTTGTACGCAGGTGGCTTGTGAGCGAGTCTCTCAACGTATCGCCCGTAATGGCGTTACCCGGGTGACGCTGGTTAAACTCTCGGATATCGGCGTCAATTTCCCGTACCCGTTCGAAGTCTCCTTGGCGCATCGCAACGTAGCGCTGCTTAAGAAGCCGTGTGCGCTTTCCGTCGATCGCGTTGTTGACCCTCGTCCCGAGCGTATTTATCGCCAGCTGCTGTGCGTACTGCGCCGGCATGAAGCCGAGCGCCTGTGCAGCCACACTGAATGGGCCGATGTCGTCTATGATCGGATCGTACCGCATGGTGCGAATACCTTCGTCCCCGAACCGAACTGCGCGTGCCACGTTGGCGGCAGCCGAGGGCAGCATCGCTTCGAGCGCTCTCTGGTACTCTCCATCCGACAACAGTGACGGCACCCGGTCAAAGTACTTGAGCCCAAGACCGAGGACAGGCCCGCCGACCCCCTCCAGCACTTGGTAGGGCAGTGGTAGCTGGTCGGAGGCAAACCCCGGGCGGTAGATAGCACCGCCGAGACCGATACGCTCGGAGATGCGGGTGTTTGTCAGGAAGTCCACCAGACCGTATGACCCTGCTTCTCCGAGGGTGGTGCGCACCACGGTCTCGAAGTCTGGCTCATCGTCGTCGGCCAGCAGAAGGTCATACAGCCAGCCAATCTGCTGCATGAGCGGTAAGCCCATGGCGCCGGCCATGAGGCTCATCATGCCCATCATGCCGCCCAACTGCCGCTGGGCGATGCGGCGGTCTTCGGGGTTGTTTGTGCCGAACGGGTTGGCACGCAGGGCTGTCTGCCCCACCAAGTTTAGCATGGACAGCGGGTGCCGCTTGAACAGGTAGAGGATAGCGCCGATGTCACTCTGCGACGCCATCGGACCTGCCGCGGCGTAGATCGGACCGTTTGTCTTCTCCGACGTGTTTACGGCGCTCTCGGCGGCCGCGCTGGCTTGTGCGGGTGTCGGCTTCAGCGTGCCGTCGCGGAGCTGTGCGATAAAGTCGCCGATGTTTTCGGTGTTCCCCATCTGGGACTGCAGGTCGAGGTGGTATGCCGACAGCAGGGCTGTCTCCCGCGAATAGCGTTCCGCATGGTGCTGCATGATGCCGGTGGCCGCGGAGATACGCTGGAACCGCGTTGGCTGCTCGCCGAGCAGCTCGTCCTGCAAGAGAGACCGGTTGAACACGCCGTTGCGTTTGGCCGTCTCGTGCAGCTGGGCGAGGTAGGCGTTGGTGGGGTCGCTGAGGTCGAGGTTGTCGACCGAGTAGTCCCAAATACGCACTGGCACCCGGACAGTCTCGATCTGTCCGTTTTCTCCGACACGTTCGATAGTGCGCTCCCGGCCCGTAGCCGTAAGGATGCGCTGCGCTGCGCCGATCGCGCCGAGAGTGTTGCGCATGCCGTAACGACCCGACAGGAACGGTGCCACGAAGAGTGGCACCTGCGACATGGTGATGAGCGCGGTCGACACGTTGAAGCCTAGCGTCAGCATATAGGTGCCGCCGGTCAGGGCGCGGGACCACCCAGCACGCTGCTTGAACGGCACTGTGGTGTAGTCGGACAGGAGATCGTGGTACCGCGCCACCTCCGCCCGCCGACTTGCGAGCTGCGCCTGCGTCAATGTGCGGTCCGGCTTCGCTTGGAACTCGTTGTACTCTCGTTCCAACTGCGTGCGTAGCCCGGAGAACTCCGCGCCATACTTGAGGTCAGCGGTCTGCCGCGCGATGCGCATACTGCTTTCCCGCAGGTTCTTAACCGTGTCACCTGCGGTGAGGCCCTTGGTAATTGGGGTGAAGTCTGCGATGAACCCGCGGACATTTGCACGGCGCCGGAAGGAGTTGACGAACGAGGTCTCCGGCAGGGTGTCGAACATGAGCTCGATCACCTGCCCTTTTACGCTCTCGTCCATGGTGTCGGACCCATCAATGGTGTCGAGCACTCGAGCTACGAACTCCATAGGCACGCGGGCCCGGGCCTTCATGCTGCCGACGTTCTGGTAGGACTCGATGTTGCGAATCTGCTGGTCTGCCGGAGCGGACTCCAACATCCGCACCGCCGCTGCCCGCTGCAGCTCACTGTCGAACGAGTGCTTGAACACCTCAGTGCGGCCGGTTTCTGGGTCGATCGCCTCGTAGGCTAACCAGTATTCACCTGCACGACGCAGTGGCTGGTAGGGGTCGATCAGCTGGCCCGCGAGGATCTTTTCGTAGACAATGCCATAGACTTTGTCCTGCAGGGCTTTTTGGTTCGGGAGCAGGGCCTCCAACCGCGCACGGATGGCTTCCGTGAGCTCCTTGCCGAGTGCCACGGGCATCTCGAACGAACGGCCGACGGCCGACTTCACGTCTGCGGGGAGCGTGTCGTATACGGCTCTCAGACGGTCGTAGGTCTGTAGCTGTTCCGGGTCCGCTTCGAACCCGCGACGCGCCCGTGCTCGCGGCGGGGCGTCCGCCGGCAGCTTGCTGTTGTATGCCTGAAGGGCCACGTTGCGGTCCACCTCGGTCTTATACCGCTTGGACTCTTTCGTGGCGATGCGGTTCCCATCCGCGTCAAGGATAGCGTAGCGGTACGAGTAGCCCTCGTATGCTGAGCGGGGTTTGCGCACGTCGACTTCGTTGAGCGTGCCTTGGAAGAGCACACGGTTGAAGTTGTCTATGACGTCTTGCTTGGTGCGGTACCCGGCGAGGTTTTTGGCAATAACCTCCGTCGTTTGCATGACAAGACTGCTGACGCGCTGGATCTCAGCCTGATGGCCCATGATGGCGTCGTGCACGCGGCGGGCACTGGGTAGATACCTTGCAGCTGCGTCGGCCACGTAGTCAAGCGGCATGAACATGCGCATGAACGTGTCTTTCCAGCTTGATGGGATGTTGGTGTCTCGCAGCACCCGGCGCGTCTGTTCGAGGTCGGCCTTTGTCGGTACGCGTACTTGGTTCGCGGCGTTACGCAGGACTTCGCGGGCGCCGCCCGGTGCAAACGAAGCGCCAAGTATCTCGCCGCTCTGCATCTCGTTCGGGTTCGCTGCCAGCACGGCGTCTAGCGCACGGTCAAGCGTGGTGAGGACGGCGTCTGGCTTGATGGGCGAGCGGCCCACGATGCTACGCAGGAAGTTCCGCATGATGTACTTGAACTCTTGCCACGCCGGGTAGGACTTGCCCTCGGTGTTTACGCTGCTCAGGTTCCGGCGGAACACGGGGTTCGTCATGCCTTCGGTCAGCAGTTCTCGCACGTTGCTCAGGCCATACTCGTTGGCCGGCATGAACTTCAGCAGGTTGACTCGCAGCTTGTCCAGCTGACGCGACAGCGGGTGCGACGGGTTAGCCAGCGTGGCGTCGGCCACGCGGTGCACGGCCTCGTGTAGCACCAGTTCCGGCGATATGGGTGACGTCTCGTTGAACAATATCTGGCCGCCGTACTGCTCGATCAGATCGGCCGCGGCGTCGTGGCCTTCCCGACGCATCGCAGCGATCTGGGCCTCGTTGCGTGGATGCACGTAGACGCCGGCCGGCGTTTCGACCCCGAGAGACGGTGTCTCCGGCGAGATCTCCGCACGGATGCTGTTCATGACCTCCGGTGCAACGACTTGGACCCGCGTGTCCGCGATCCGAGACATCAGCTTGCCCGCCAGCTGGCGGAGGGTGGCCGACGGTGCTGTGATAGCCAGACCTTGCAAGGCGCCCTTGAGGTCGCCTGCACGGATGAGCGCTTCGACTCGTGGGTGGGCACGGCCCGGCCACTCCATAACGCCGGCGAAACTCGACAGGTCGTAGGCCCGGAGGTCTTCGGATGCGAAACCGAGATCAGCTGCAGTATCGGCATCGGCGGTCGTGTCGCCGTAAGTCTCGCGGATGATCTCGTTGACCTCGGACTCGCGCATCCGGGCCCGCTGGCGTCTTACGTCACGTGCCTCGGAGGCAGCCTCGTAATCCACTGGGCGGTAGTCGTTGAACGTATAGTCCGCCACGGTCTTGCGTGTCTGCTCGGACAGGTTGTCCCTGATCCAGCGTGCCGCACGGAGCGCCGCCTCAGTGCCAGTGCCCTTGTAGAACTCCGCTTCATCCGCTGTCTCGAACTCAGTCTCGCGGCGGAACGCCGACTCCCGCTGGTTCTTGTCCGCAATCATGTTCTGCGCTTGGTCGTATGCGATCGCACGCAGGGCAAAGTCCGTGTCTGGGGACATACTAAAGTAGACGAACGCCGCACGTTCCGGCGTAATCTTACCCTTCGCCCGCTGCTTCGGAGCCTTCTGCAGGAGTGCTGCCACCCGCTCCATGTCGACCGCGGGCATCGGTGACGGCTCGACGTCGGTGCCGGCAATGCGGGCCCGTCCGGCAGCTTTCTCTGGCGATGCGTTGGTCTCATACCACGCAGCTATGGCGTCCTGAGCAGCGGCCTTGTCCTGCGCCTCCTGTGCGGCGATGGCCTGCGCTACATCGGGGTCAACCTCAACGCCCTCCGGCGTGATGCGGGGTGCAGGGGCAACTGGGGCAGGGATAACCTGACCGGTGTCAGACACCGTCATGCCCGGCTGCAGCGTGGTCGTAATTGGCGCCGCCGTGGCGGGGCGCTTTGGAGTGGTGGTTGCCGGTGGCACCGCCTCCGGCGTGGGCACATCCTCCGGCGTGGGCACATCCTCCGGCGTTGCCGCAGTCTCGGGAGCAATACGCGCAACAGGACCTTCCGCCAACTTACGTTTGTCTGGGAGCGTCTGGTGCCTGCGTACAGATTCGCCACGTGGGTCTGGCACCCACTGGCCTTCGACCCGCTTCACCGGCTCTACGGTAACGGACCAATCGCCATTGGGATCGACGTCAAAGGACAGCACGCGGTCATTGCCACCATAGGACTCGACGATATTGCCCGGAGCGAAGTAGTCGCGCAGTGGCTCTAGCTGGCGTTCACGCTTGGCCGGCAGTGGCGTTGGCGTCAGTGCATCGGGCTGTGCTCCCTCTGCCACGCTAGGCTCAGGTGCGCCCAGAACAGCTCCTCCCACTGGTCCGAGCTCAGGTGCTTCAGCAGGGGTGGGCTCAGGTTCTCCGGCGACAGGTTCAGTGCTAGGCTGTTCGCTACCACGCTCAAACCCATCTCCACCTCGCTGTTCGTCAGGCTCGACAGGTCCACTTGGCGTAACTTCGGCATCGGCAGTCTCCTGTGTTATGGGCAGGTCGGGCTCCGCTTCGACCGGCGCAGGTTCTGCTGCCCGCTGCAGGTACTCGTTCACCGGCGCTGCACGCTCGGACGTCGTCGCAGCGGCGAACTTGGCGAGACGTGCACGGAACGCTTCGGCGTCTTTGACAGCACCGGACTTCACAGCTTTGCGCACGGCGGCCGTTCGAGGCACGCCAAGTTCGTCGAGAACCGCAGCGTAATCGACAGCGGCTGCCTCTGGCTCTTTTGGCGTTTGAGGGACGGTCGGCGTAGCCACCGTAGCCGGCAGCTCAGGCTGCCGTAGGTCCACGCCCATGTCTTCTGCATAGGCTTCCAGTGGCGGTGTGGGCGGGCCCATGTCGACCTCAACCGCCGTGCGGTTGCGCAGCGCACGCACCAGAGGCCGGAACTTCTGCTGGTCGGCCAGACCCTCAGCGGCAAGGTATGCCAACGTCTCTCGTGCCGCCTGCGCCTCGGCCTGCTCGCGGGGCAGCTGTGCGCCTTCTTCGATGACGGCGGCACGTTCATCGAAATACGCACGGGCGTCTGCAATGTCGGGGTCGACACGTATGCCGCCCGGGGCCGCAGGTGCCGGTTCTTCTACACTGGGTGCAGGGAGGGCTAGCCGCGGTGCCTCTGGTTCTGCCTCTGCCGCAGGTACCGGCGCAGAAGAACGCCTGCGGCCGATGGCGAGGTCAAGCAACCCCTGCACGATGCCACCAACGCCGGCGCCGTAGCCGAACGCCTCGCCGGTGCCGGTGAAGGCACCTTGATCTGGGTCATAGATACCCTGCTGGATCAGGTTCTGGGCCACCTCGGTTGCGGCCTCCTGCGCACCTTCGACTCCACCCTGAGCAGCAATGCGACGGATACGACTGAGCATGGTCCCGGTAAAATCGGCACCGAGCACGCGCTCAAGCCTCTTCAATGGGATCAGTTCGAAGGCCCCAACGGGGGCACCAAGCAGCGCAGCGGCACTGCGTTCGTCTGGCGTCGCCCCGGCGGCCCGAGCCCGTTCGCTGGCCTCACCACTGCCGGCGCCGATTGCTAGGCCGGGCGCGAGGAACGCACCGCCCGGGAGAACCGAAGTCAGCGCAAGCGCACCGAACGACCCGAGGCCTTCGCTCAGCGTGCCGATACCTTCGGCCACAGGCCGACCCTCAAACCCGATGTCCGGCTGTAGGTTAGATTGCAGATAGCGAGACGCCCCAAGGATACCTTCACGCACCGGGGTTTCAAACCGCTCTGGCAGCAACGCTGCAGCACCGAGCGCCGCTTGCTGGCCAAGGCCGGCGCCGCCTCGCAGAATCCCCTTCGGTATCTCCCCGAGGTAGTCAAGGAAGCCTGAACCTTCGGCACCGGGGGCTTCCCGGTCCAAGGTGGTGCGGTATTCCTGCGCGTAGCCTGCCTCGCGCTGGCGGATCAGCGCATCAATGCGCTGCTGTTCATCCGCCGTCGGTCGGTCTCCCGCAATACGAAATCCATATTGCCGACCACTGATCGTGCCCGGGATTACAACTTCGGCCATAGCAGGCTACCTCATGGTGATTAGCGGACGTCATCCATACTGTACACGCCCGACCCGCTCCCGGCAACTGACACCGGAGGCAGGCCGCTACTCATGCGGAACAGCGCGTCTCTTTGGGCCGCGATCGCATCGCGCTGCGCCTTGGCGTCCAGTGCGTTTATAGTGCCGGCCATCTCGTCGGCATTTACCGCATCAATTAGCCCCTGCAGGTACTCCAACGACCGTTGAGTGTCAGTGTCTATGCCACCACCCGGCGCTGCTGTGCCTGCGCCAGAGCTGGCTCCGCGAGCCGCCGCTGCTTGCCGCCGGAGCGCAAGTTCCTCACGGCCAATGCGACTCTGCTCGATCTGACCGAGCAGTGCGACGCGGTCTGCTTCCGATGTGGACTGGCCTTCGCGCAGGGCCCCGAGCCCTGCCTGACCGGCCTCACCAAGTGCCCCACCAAACGTCGGCTGGTTCGACGACATCAACGCCATGCCCGCCTGTGCCAGCGCCAGCCACTTGTCCTGCTCAGCGCGTTTCTCCCGCGCCTGCAGCATGTTCAACAGCTCTTGCTCGTAGTCGGACGTGGCGCCCGACGCCGCGGCAATGCCGCCACCGCCACCGCCACCGCCACCGCCACCGCCACCGCCACCGGAAGGCTGCGCAGATGGAGCGCCTGTATCGGGCGTAACGTCAGGCCCCACGGGGGGTTCCTCTGGCACCACGTCCGCCGGCATCCCGGCAGGGCCGGGTTCCACTGCTTCGCGCTGCGGGCCAGTTGGCAACATCGCAGGGTTAACCCCCATGAGGTCCGACAAGTCGAACTCTGGCTCGGCGAAGGGTTCCGCTGGAACCGCGTCCCGGGGCATCCCGGCAGGCCCGCTGCCCGGACCCTCGCGCCGTGGCCTCGACATGATGGTCTCAAACGGCGAGAAGTCGATACCTGCAACTGACGTAGGGCCCGCGTCGTATGCCGGCACTGCGTCTACCTCGGGGGATGGTGAAATCCGCTGCGGGGTACGGCTTTGCGCCAAGATTCTCGCGAGGCGTGGGTCCATAACCCCGGCACCGACATTCACGGAGGGTGCAGCTTCCGTAGCGGGTGCAGTGGGTTGGTCGGGCCCAGCGGCGTACCCAAGATTTAGATAGGGGTCGACTCCGCCCCGCAGGGGGACTCGTGCCTCGTCGGCCATCTGCCCCACACCCCGCGGGATGCCGTCAGGCATAGAGAGGTCGAAGTACGGCAGGCCGGACGGGTCTGTGCGGTCCACATCCCCAGAAGTGTATCCCCCGGGCAGCTCTGCCCGGTTCACGGCGCCGCCGGATAGCGGTATCTCGGGCGCTGCTACAACGTCGGACACAGATGGAGGTGCGGGGCGGTTGGCCGTGATGTAATCCATGAGGTCGCCGACCTCACCGATGCTCTGCGGACCTCTCGCCTCATCGCGGAACGTCTCAGGCAGGGGGTTCCCCGCGAGGTCTGTAAGCTCCCCCGTCTCGGGGTCCTCTCTGTAGGCAATGCCGTTTCTCACGACGATACCGCCCGGTGCATACCGGTCGACTTTGCCGCCGGCGTTCAGTTTTACGAGTCCGCCCTCCGCCATGCCCGTGCGACCAGAAAAATACTCCTGATACGACCGCAAAAGCTCCGACTCCTTCGGAGACAACGGCTCGCCGCTCATCTCCTTGCGAGACAAGGCCCGCATCTCGCCAGCCCAAAGCTCCAAAATCGAAGCATCCGGAACCGCAGCGGAGTCCCTCCGCGTATCCGTATATCCGAAAGTGTCGGGCCCACTCATGCGTAACGAACCGTCGTTATCATACACGGCATTGTACGGGCTGTTGTTGAAAAAACGATCCATGTACACCGCATCGTCACGCCCACGAACCCCCTGCGTCGGGTGCTGGAGCCGCTTAACCTGCGCATCCGTCGACGAATAATCCCCCTCACCGGAGTCCCGCATAGCAGGAATGTCCAGAATGTCCGCGTAATACGCGTCAACATTATCCTTCACGTTTCGGTCGACTTTGCCGCCGTCCTGCAGGGCCACGATACCGCCGCCCGCCATCTTCTGCGTCGGGGCTGGCATTGCGCTTTGCTGCGGGGCTGCCCCGCTGTTCGTCGCCATGTTGGTCTGGGGGGCCATCGTCCCGGCCATCTGACCAGCAAACGCAGGGGGCATGCCGGCAGCCGCGACGGCTTCCTGCGCCACCGTGGTGGTGTCCTCTTTGTTCTGCTCCTGTGCGAAGGCGTCGCGCATAGTCTTGCGGCGCGTGAGTTCACCCAGCACCAGAAACTGCGGCATCTGGCCGGTCGGCATCTGCATCGCCTGCACGAGCTGCTGCTCGGAGAGGTTCTTCAGCTTGTCTTGCAGGTCTAGGATGTTCACAGCTATCCCCTCATCGCGTTATAGAGGCCCGCCGCCGAGATCCCCGCACCCAGCGCTTGCTGCATCGGGTTGTACGGCTGCATTGTCGTTGTTGTGCCTGCGTCTCCGATCGGCAGCCCTTGCAGGATAGCGGCGTAGTCGGCGAGCTGCTGACGCGGGAAGTTCTGCTGCCGCAGGAAGTCCTCGTATCCGACATCCAGTCCCGCCTGCTCGCGGGCCATGGCCCCCAATCCCTGCGCTTCTAGTAGCTGCGCTGCTTGGATATCCCCTGCACGGGCACGCTCGCCAAGGTTCGCGATTTCGCTGGCCATGTCGGCACTGAATCCCATGGTCTGCAGCTGGAACTCGCGCTGGCGCATCGCCTCGTCGGCCGTTGCTCCTTGCACTCGACCCTGCTCCGCAGCCTGTGCAGCCTGTACCCGTGCCGCTTCGTCGACGCTGATACCTTGAGTTCTTGCAAGCTCTGCAGCCCGGGCCTGTTGCACCCGCGCCGCCTCGTCGACGCTGATGCCTTGGGCCCGTGCGATCTCTGCCGCTTGAGCGGACTGCACTCGAGCAAATTCGTCTGCCGTCATGCCTTGCACTCGGGCCAGCTCCGCGGCCCGGGCCTCTTGTACCCTCGACGACTCGCCGATGTTGACGCCTTGGACCCTCGCGAGCTCCGCAGCTCGAGCCTGTTGCACTCTCGACGCCTCGTCGATACCAATCCCTTGGGTGCGGGCCAACTCTGCGGCTCGGGCCTCCTGCACTCGCCTAGCTTCGTCGATGCCGATACCTTGGACCCTTGCGAGCTCTTCGGCCTGCGCGGCCTGCTGCGACGTTTGCGCTGCACGATCCCGTTCAAACTGCTGCTGCGCCTGCTCAAAGGCACGTTGGGACCCGGTAGCCTGAATGTCGCCGAGCTGGCGACCGAGGGCCTCTTCGGCAATGCCTTCTTGCACCGCTTGGCGGCTCCCACCAAACGCACCAGCCTGTACGGCGCCTGCGCTGCGTGCAGCTTGCTGCCGGCGAAACTGCTCTATGGCGTCTTCCTGCTGCCGGCCCACGACCGATTGCATGTACGGGTCCATATACTGCTGGGCCTCGGCCCCGCCGAACTGCCGCGCCGGATCGAACTGGAACGCATCCGCTTGACCTGCTTGGAACTCGGAGAAGGGCGTCGCCTGCCCGGCCGCAAATTCTGAAAACGGTACCGCTTGGCCCTCGCGGAATCCGGTAAACACGTCCCCCACGTTGGCCTCAAACCCTGCGTAAGGCGTGGCGGCCGAGGCGTTAAACCCTGCATACGGTGCGGCCGCCGAGGCGTTAAACCCCGCATAGGGTTGGAACTGCCCTGCCTGTTGCTGACCCAGACCGCCAGCCATGGCGCCAAGGCCGCCCATGATACCCTGCGCCTGCCCGAGGCCGGGGATACCCTGCCCCGCTACGTTGCGGATCATCTGCTGCGACTGTGCGACGTCTCCCGTCTCACCTGCAACGCGTGGGAGATCGTACGCCTTATACCCTTCTTGCGCGAGGCCTGCGGCAGCAGGCAGGAGGCCGAACGGGTCATCGGGAGTACCCGTATAGTATCCTTTCATCCACTCCGGGACGTCTTGGATCGCCGTCTGCGTTGTCGTTTGGCCGCCTTTAGCCATCGCTCAGTTCCTTTCTGTACGCAACGTATTCGGCGTTCCAGCCGCGCCGCGCCAACACCGTCTTCCAGCCAAACCTACCACAAAACTCCAAGTGTTCGCACCTGTTCGTTTTTGCGTGGTCTTCCATCGTTTCCACTACCGCGTCCAGCCATGCTTCCATGTCGGACCCGCCGAGCCAGTCTATAACCATCGCGCGGCGGCTGGGGTAGTCGCTTATCCGAGTGGTGTAAAACGCTATCGGCGTTTTGTCCGACAGGACCATCCACAATACGAGCTCGCCCCGAAGAATCTCACCTTGCACATTATCTAACGTAAATCGTCCGTTGGACCGTTTAACCGCTGGCCCCAGCATCCGCACCACTTCCGGCCACACCACACCTATGAACTCAGGGCGGATCGGCGATATGCGGACGCCTGCCGTCATGCGGGCATCATCTTATCCTGCGGCACCGCGGGGGCCTGCTGCTTTTGACCGGTGCGTGCCATACGCACCTTGTCGCGCATGGCGTCAAGGGCCTTTGCACCTGCATCGCTGGAGCCATTCCCTAAGCCACTGACGACGTCGGCGGGCACAATATACTCGCCGTCGCTGAGCAAGACGTCCTGTTGTCCGTCAATCGACGCAGGGATCATGTCGTTCATGCCGTCGCCGGGCCCGGCGACCTTACCCTCGCTCTCAGCCGCCGACTGGTCCATCTCACCAGACTGCACGCGGTCGACAAGGTCACGCAGGGCTTCCTCGCCGTATTGGGCCAAGAACGCGCCGAGCGCGACTTCGGGCTTGGGGTGCGAACCTTTGATGGCGGCCACGGCCGCCGAGATGATCTCACGTTCGTTGGGCTTCGCCGCGGCTGGCTCAGCGGACATCGCTCCGATGTTTGCGATACCACCCTCCTGCATCATGAGCGGCCCATGGTATGGATCGTTCCGCTGCATAACCATGCCACCGCGGGCCATAGGCTGCGCTGCGTACTTCTTTGCATACTCCGCTGTGTAGGGCGTGCTGATGCCATAGTCGAACTCAGGCGATTGCCCGGGGACGTAGTCTGGGCCCGGCGTGCGGACTTGGCGTTGCATCGGGGGAATACGCGGGCCGGGTGCCGTGGTGCCCCCAGCGGGCGCAGTCGGTGCCGTCATACCCGCACCAATCGAACTGCCCAGCATCGAGCCGATACCTTGCGCAGACGAACCGAACTGCATGCCAGCACGGGCAACGTCTCTTATCCCGCCAGTGACCGCGGGTGGCATTAGCCCAGCCATATTCGGTGTGGCCTGCAGCGGGGTTCCCGTTGTCATCGCACCTGCGCCGGTGCCGACCGTGCTCTGCCCTGCGAGGGGGGCTCCCATGGCCCCGCCTGCTCCGCCCATCATGCCCCCAAGGAGCCGACCGCCAGCGAACGACCCGAGCCCGGCACCGATGCCCTTCTTGATATCGCCCGTCTCGATCGCGGTGCCGAGGCCAGAGCCGATAGCGCCCATAATAAGGGGGTTCGATAGGAACGACCCAGCAGCCCCAAGGACGCCAGCTTTTGCCAGCCCGGAGCCGAGGAAGCTGAGAAGAAGGGGTAAGGCCATGGTCGTCTCCCGTGTCTACGCTGTAGTAATACCAAACTATGCCACAAATAGCTAGAGTTGAAGCTGTGTGACTGACACCAGAACCGCTGGCGCTGCAGGTGCGAAGTCCAAGGCGGCGATAGCATCGAGGGTCACGTTCGTATCGTTCGCCGCCCAGCACAGCTCGACGTAGTTGGACGCCTGCAGGGATATCGTATAGTTGAGTGCGATGAACCGGAGCCCGCCGTTGATGTCAACCGTCACGGCCCGGGTGGTTTCGGCCACGTTGGCTCCGTTCTTGCGCAGCCAAAAGTAGACGTTCTTGGCGCTGCTACTTCCCGACGTCAACTGCAGATTTGCGTTGATCTGATAGAACCCCGCCTGCGCCACCACCATCCGCGATGTCGGTGTGCCCCGCGTCACGCCGTTAGACGACAGCGTGTTGTCCAGAGTAATCGGCGTGGCTGTATTTATCGCCGACAGCGTGCGGTCGGTTGTTGCATCAAACGCGCCGTAGTCCAACCCTATGGGGATTGTCGGCCGCACCATGATCTCGCCGGCCGTGGCGTCGACGGAGAGCACCACGGCCACGGCAACCACCGTGCTCGGCGCGGTGGGGCGGACCTTCGTGAACGCACCTGCCGTACTGGGCGACGCATAGAGGGTATCGCCCACGGCCCATGTCTCCCCGACCGGGGTGCCCGTCGTGTTCATGCCGCGCACTTTGCCGTACAGCGTCACCGGCCCGGTATCGCCGTCGGCCATCTCGAAAGTGGTAACGCCGACAAAGTAGAGCTCCGGCACAGTGCCGTCTGCGATGTAGGGAGAGACCTTGATCTCGCCATTCACCCCGGCAAAGCCGACAACGCTGCCGTTGGGGATGGTCGCGCCGGTGTCGTTCGTGACCCGCATGTAGGTCTCGAACCCTATCTGCTGCACGACGCCGTTCAGGTGCTGCAGGTCAAACGTATCCTCGGCGTCGTTGTAGGACAGGATGCCGGTTTCGACATTCCCCGAGCTGGTGGTCAGCGTCAGACTTGTGGCCTGCTGTGGCCCGGGGACCTGACTCTGCTGAGCAAACACCGCAAAGGCCTGCACGAGCTGTGACATGTACGCCCGGTTGTAGGTCGCCGGCGGGTTCGGAAAATACGGGATGTTGAGGCCGCGGCTCACGCTTTCCTCCCATCGGCCCGCAGATCAATGCGCGGGCTCCCAAGGCGCCAAGCCGTGCACGTGCAGTTTGACTCGACGCGGAGCGACATGGCCCGGCCCCGCAGGCGCAAGTACACCTGATCGGTAAACTGCTCGATCGGCACCGTCGCACTCTGCACGACAGAGCGCTCGTTTGTGCCGACATAGTCTCCCCCGGAGGAGTTCTGCATCTTGATCGTCATGGTGGCATTGGGGGGCACCAGCCCGTTCGACCGCGCAAACGTCATGTCCGGTAGCATGCGGGAGATGAACATGAACCGTTCGCCGTCAGCGATGTCCACGGGGCTTGACTCGATGTAGGCGCCGAGGGCCGCAGCAGGGTTGGACTCGCCATCAGTGATGCCTGTCTCGTGGTAGTATAGGTACCCGTCGGGCGCCGCCGCGATCGGCGTCGAGTAGATGCCCCGGTCTATCCACGCGGTGCGGGACATGGCACCATAGTACCACGCATCTTGCAGGTAGTTGTACACCACATACCGGTCGTTGCTCTGCGAGCCGGCGGAGGGGTAGAACCACCAGACCTCACCAAACGCACCGTTGTGGCCGCCATAGACCTTGGCGTACTGGGCGGCGTTGATGTTGTCGAAGACATAGGCCTTCACGTCGCAGGGGATCTGCTGCACGATGCCGTTGAATCGGTAGAACTCTCCCTTGCCCATCCACAGGACGTCGTCGCCAATTGATACCGCCGCCTTGGGCCCTGCGATCGTGGTGCCGTAAGACACCTCATTCAGGCCGAAGGTAAATGGCGGGCCGATGAACTGCACGGAGTGCACTGAGACGTCCGTGATGACCAGCGTCAACTGCTTTGTGGCCACGGCGGCGACGATCTCGCTCCCGGAGCTGATGCGCAGACTGCCCGCGGTGTTGTTGGGCCGCGTCTCCCAGTCAATAAGACTCTCTTGCGCCGAGAACCGAATGAGCAGGGGGTCGAGCACGCCGACGTTGAACTCGTCGTCGGTGCCAAAAACCAGAAGGTGCCGGTCGCGGTCGGACAAGAGCACGATGTTCGCGACGGTCGGCGCAGAGTTGGCACCCGAGAGAGCGGTGATGTTTACGCCCCGAGTCGCGAAGCCGGACGTCCGGTCCCAATAGTAGATAGCGCCGCCGCGCGGCGCAAAGACGAGATCTTCGCCGTAGTTCGTGTGGCTCCAGACACGCAGCTGGGCACCGGAGATCGACGTGTCCACCGCTTCCCCCCAGCCGCCGACGCCCCAGCCACCGGCACCCCAGCCGTTACCTTCTACAGAAGTGTCGAGGCCGGTGTTGATCTGGTATGCGCCTACCACTGACGCTCCGCCGTTGCCGGTGTCGCTCGCGTTTGCCGCGGTCGCCAGCACAATCTCGTAGGTGTCCGTGTCTAGGACGTTGGCGATCTGGTGCTCGGCGTTCAGTACCGGGGCCGTGACGGTCCCGCCAAGGGAAACAGCGCCAGAGAACGTGACAAAATCGTTGGCCAATGCGCCGTGGGACGTGTGCGTAACCGTGAGCGTCGTGCTGCCGTCGGTGGCAGCGAAAGTCACGGCCCCGGCAGTGGTCGTCAGACGCAGGGGGGTGAGGTCGACATATGCGCCACCTCGGTTGAGGTAGTACTTAAGCTCCGTCCCGACCCCGAGAAGCTGACCGCCGTCCAGTGTTCGCCACCCAATCAATGCACGGCATACCCCGAGAAACTGGGTCGTCGACGTCTTGGCCCAACCCCCGATCGTCTCGGGAGCACCCTCGCGAAACCGTATGCGATTGCAGTCAAACCAGCCTCCCTCATTCGAGTAGGCCGTGACCTCCCGGTTGATGCCGGGCCGGAACTGCATTTTGGTTAGCGCCATTTGCTACTCGCTCCGTTGACCGCTACCTCAGCACATTCCGGCGTGAGACCGTCCAAGCACCCACAACCCTCCAGCGATGTCCTGCGGGGACAATGAAGCTTGCGTTCGCGTCACTGTCGTCGCCGTCATTGTCTAGGTTCAGGGTTTCTATCCAAGTAGTCCCGTTGGTCGAAAAGCCGATTGTTTTGGCGCCAGACCCGTTGAAGGATACCATGACTTGTATGGACCTGCCTGTGGTGTTTTGGTATACTGTACCAGACGCGATGGCCCCGTCATTATACCATTGCTGGCCGTCACCAATGGCCCGGCTCTCAACTGCCGCCCGCACATTCGCAGGGCTGACGATTGTAGCGGTCGTGTTTGTCCCCGCTTCCCACACCGATGTCGCATGTGACGCTGTCGAGGCTTTGCCGTTCAACTGCGTCTGGATGTTACTGGTGACGCCGTCGGTGTAGTTCAGCTCGGCAGTGGTCGCTGTGAGGCCATCCAGTTTATCGAACTCGGCCGTCGTGACACCCGTCGCCCGCAGGTCCTTTGCGTAGTTCAGGTCCGCCACTACACCGGTGAATCCGTCGAGCTTGTTGAGCTCCGCCGCAGTGGACGTAACACCAAAAGTGCCCAAACTGAGCGTCGTAGACCCAAGGGCAGTGACGTGCCCGTAGGTGTCCAAGGTTACACCTTGGATGACCGTGGCACCGGAGTTGTTCACGGACCCCTGTGAGCTTGTATCCGCGTGGCTGATCGTGCGGTTAGCGGCGAGGCTGCCACCACCCGTAAGTCCTGCACCAGCAGATATGGTCGTCGCGGTGGCAGCCTTGCCGTTCAACTGCGTCTGGATATTACTGGTGACGCCGCCGGTGTAGTTCAGTTCGGCGGTAGTCGCTGTGACGCCGTCGAGGATGTTCAGCTCTGCCGCAGTGGCAGTGACGCCGTCGAGGATGTTGAGTTCCGCTGTCGTGGCCGTGACGCCGTCGAGGATGTTGAGTTCCGCTGTCGTAGCCGTGACGCCGTCGAGGATGTTCAGCTCTGCCGCAGTGGCAGTGACGCCGTACCACCGAGGCTTAGGTCAGCCGCACTAACGGTGCCGCTAAACGTGCCGGTCGTCCCGCTAATCGCCGCCGGGGTCGTCCCGCCGATCACAGCACCGTCGACGGTCCCGCCATTGACGTCTGGGGACGTGAGGGTCTTGTTGGTCAGCGTCTGAGTGTTGCTGGCAGTGGTGATCGCCGCACCGCCAACCGTACCGGAAGTGGCCGTGATTGCACCTGCCGAGAAGCCCCCGGAGCCGTCCCGCTGCACCACGGCGTTGGCCGTGTTCGCGCTGGTCGCGGTGTTCATGACAGCGGTGACGTCGAAGACAGCCGAGCTCGCACCCACGCCGGTGCAGACCACGACAGCGCTGCGCCCCGCAGCAATCGTCGCGTTGCCCCCGGACCCCTGCGTAATGACGACAGACTGGTCAGTAGAGTTCCGGATGAAGTAGGTCTTCTGCGCCGTGCTAGGGGCCACCGTCACCGTAGCGGTGCCGCCCGGGGTGCCCGTGAAAGTGACGGCCGCATACTGACCCTCCGACAGCGTGCCGCCGGCCGTAGTGAGGGTATAGCTTGTCGACGTCAAGGCGATCGACGTGCTGCCGTTGAGGGCGCGGTCGATGATATCAGAGCTCAGGTTTACGGTATCGCCCCAAAGACCCGCCTGCTCGCCGTCACCGGGCTTCTCGATACCTGTATTCTGGGTAAACGTACTGGGCATCAGACGATCCTCACGATTGCGGATGCTGCCGTTGCAGCAGGAAATTGCACGGTAAATGTAGCGCCAACGGCAGAGCGATCAGCGCCGAAGTCCAGCACCGCCACGGCACGGTCCGACGACGAGCTGTTGTATATGAGCGCCCCGCGAGCCGTGAGCGTCGCCGCAGGCCACGCCGCGTCGGCGAAGTCAACAAGCGCGACCGTCCCGTCTAGGCTAGGTGCCACGGCAGACAGCGCCACACCCCCTGCGGTGTATCCGGTGCCGACAACCTCACCGGATGCCGTATACGCCGTCGTAGCCGGGCTCAAGTCAGCCGTGCTGGTATACAGCGCCAGCTTGAATGTGGCCGTATCGAAGTCATGCAGGGCCAGCATGAGCTCCCGCTTGAACGATGTGCACATCCCCTGAATGATCGCCATATCAACCCCTCGCCCGGATCTGGCCGTCGCGGTAGTCGTCGCGCTTGGCACGCACGTCGATGCCGACCAGCTGCCGCATCGCTTCCTCGTACTGCTGCCGGTACTGCGCCATGACGTCCGTCTCGCCCTTGAGGTAGGTGTAGGCCTCCACCAGAGAACCGTAGAGCAGAACGGTTTCGGCGTTGTCCCCAAGCCACGACGTGCTCGCGTCCACGATCGACGGCGGGTCGTAGTAATACTGGATCTCCACACTGTATATGGCGTCCGGCGTCGGCCCCAGAAGGAAGTTGCCTGTGCTGGCCGACACATCGCCGTCGAGCTGCGCGTAGAACCTCGGCAGTCCCTCGGTGCCGCTGGGATAGGCCTCGCGGATAAAGCTGGGGTCCTTGTCGTAGAGGAAGTGGTAGTCCCCGTAGCCGTCGATGACGGCAAGGGAGAACACCGCCAGCATGTCTGCCGGGCGGGCCAGTGTGGCAGTGGACGCAGTTGTGGCCAGCGTAGCGACCTTGCGGAGCTCGGGGAGCATGACAGTGCGATACACCCGCTGCTCCGTCTGGCGAACGAAGCGCGGAATGTTGGCCACGAACGTCGGTTCGCGGCTTTCGGTGTAGTCCTGTATCAGCTCCACGAGCTCGGCGTAGTTCATGGCTTACATTGCCTTGTATTTGCCGCCGCGAGTGGCCGCGCCCATGCCGCGGCACATGCCGCCCTTGGCCATCTTCTTTGGTGCAACAGCGTCACCGCGCTCGGCTTCAGGTGTCAAGTCCACCGGGCGGGCCCGGGGGCGCAGCGACGTGAGTGGGGCTGAGGTGGGACGCGCACGAGGACGAGTCCGCTTCTTCGTTGTCTCTTTGGCCATGTCAGTCTCCTGTGGCGACGGTTACGGTGCCGACGGCACCAGTGAGGTGAGTGAGCGGGTGGCCCACGGGGTTCCACCCGAAAAGGCCTGTAACCTGAGCTTGGTCTGTCTCCGGGCGCGGGTCCCGCAGAGACCGCGGATCAACGATACGCAGTCGACCCAAGAAGTTCTGGGGGTGGTCCGGATCAGCGACGTCGCGCCCGACACGCAGGCCGGTGCGGCGGCCGTTCTTGTACTCATAGACAAGGTCGGAGAGCTTGTAGCGGAACCCCGTCCTGTCGCAGATGCCAAGCGCTTTGGTACCTTTTGCGTACTGGGACATCAGAAGCCCCCCGGGTAGAACGGTGCGAAGAAGGTCGACGACTTATCGCGGTCCTCGTCAGCAGCCCGCTGGAACTGCTCCTCGTAAATCTGCTTGAGCACCAACGCACGGTTGGCCGCCTCGGGCCGCTTCGACGCGATCTCATATGCAAGCCCCGCGACAAGCGCCGGGATAAACCGGGGTGGGATCGCCGCGGAGCCACCGGCGCCAGAAGCCACACCGTCGATACCCCGCAACCGGTAAAAGAACAGCGTGTAGCTCTGGGCCGCGTCGGGCACCGGCCACAGCGTAGCGGTAACGCTAGACGCACCGCGCGTGACGTAAACCTGCGTCGGGCGCCCCTGCAGTGCCTTGTTGGTCTGCGTGGCGTAAGTGGAGACACTGATGCGCTCCAGCGCCGTGTCGAGCTGGGCCTGCCCAGTGCCGGTGCGCAGTTGGTGCTCAATGAGGTCGATCGTGTCGTCAGGCATGGTGTATTCGGCCTGACCTGCGACCAGCGGCGTGGTGCCCGACGCAATCGTGAAGAGATTCAGGCCGCGGTTCTGCCATTCCAGCGCCAGCAGGTTGAGACTGCGCCGCGCTGTGCGCATGTCATAGCCCGAACGCATCTCGAGGCCGGCACGTTCATATGCCTCCTCGAAAAGTTCAGCGATGTCGGGTACGACGACGGCCATGTGTTATACCATCCTGCCCTTGGTACGGCCCTTGATGCACTTGCCGTCGCCACGCCCAACCTTCCCGCCTTCTTTCATGCGGGTGACGCCGGTTGGCGCAGACGGTCCGCTGGGGCCACCGGCATCGCTCGCGCGGCGCTTCTTCGCCCGGTTGGCTAGGGCCAAGACTGGGGAGATGCCAAACTCTAGGATGCCTTCCGGCTTGCCTGACTTCAGGCTCTGGGCGATAGCCACGGCCGGGCTGAGCATACCGAGTATCTCTCCGCCACCCTTACGTTTCTGCACTGGCTTTTTCATGCTCTACTCCTCGCCGTCTTCTTCGGTTGTGCCACAAATTGCTTGCCTTTGCGAGTCCCTTCTCGCTTGGCACGTGTTGTAGCGGCGTATTCGGCAGGGCTCAGCGCCTCTCGGGCCTTGGCCATGGGTTACTTCTTTCCGGACTTCTTCATGCATTTGCCCATGGCGCGGCACTTGGTGGGGTTCGGGCAGGATGCACAGGGCTTGAACTTCGGTGCAGGCTTCTTCATCGTGTTGCCTTTCAGCTGGCGGCCCATCTGGGCGCGGGAGATGGTCACTTCGTCCTCTTGGCGGGTTTGCGCTTACGCGCCACGCCCCGGAGCGTGCCTTTGTTCTCTGCGGCGTAGAATACACGTTCTCCGCGATCTTTGCCATACTGGCGTTTCATGGCGGCTTTGATCTTCTTACCTTTGGCTGTCAGGGGCATCAGCAGTTCCACGCACGTAGTGACAGCGCTTTGCGCGTCGGTTTGCCTTTTTTGTCCTTCATCGGGCCGGGCATACCGCCCATGCGGGCACAGAAACTCTTGCGGCGTGCCGCGTCTTTTTTGGTCTTCGGGTTCGGTGCCGGGGGCTTCAGGTTCATACCCTGCTTCTTGGCCGAGGCCCGCCCCTTGGCGTTCAATCCGCCCTTGGGGTTCTTGCCTTCCTTGCGCTGCCACGCTGGCGATTTAGCCATTGCACCCAGCCTCCAGAGCCGTCAGCAGTTTGTCCCCTTTGATGAGCGCATTGTCGTCGGGGGTGACGGCCAGCGCCCGGGCGAGGTCCTGCCGCAGCAGTGCGGTGCCATCGCAGATCGCTAGGCTACTTGAGCCCGGCCCGGTCACGCATCCGCTGACGAGCAGCATCGAGGTCAGTAGCAGCGTTGGCGGCTTGAGCCTCGCGCATCCGCTTGAAAGTCTCGGCGTATTCCTGTGCATCGTCTGCCTCCTGTTCCTTGCGGGCATCCTTCTTTGCGTCGTACCGGAACCACACAGTCGCGAGGCTAACGATCGCGGCCAACGCGATACCGATGATGGTCTCAATCCGCTTCAGCATCAGGTCATCCCACCCTTTGCCTTGGCGGCGCGGCTGGCCAAGAACGTGCCGAAGTACCCAGCCAACGCAGTGCCGATCACCAAAACGTCGTCTATCTGGAACGAGACCGTCCCGGTGCTGGCGTCAAAGAGGACCAGCCCCTGACCGGCCAGAACGCCGAACGCGAGGTACAGCCCCATGCGGATATACAAGCTCATGTCTACGCCTCCGTAGCCGATGTTGCGCCCTCGATGGTCTGGGGCAGGGGGATACTTGTCTTGGGCACACCAGCGGGCCAGCGGAACGCGGTAAACTCCGACCGCTTGAACGCCGCGATACTGACTTTGTCGTTCTGGTTGCCGCCCAGCAGAAAGACCTGCGTGGCGTTTGCGCCAACCACAAAGCCGACATGCCCCTGCCAGCCCTTGCCGCCGGCCCGCTTCTTGACTCCGATGCATCCGTAGAGGGGCTCAGGCAGGCCGACGCCGTATCCCTCGAACGACCGGGCCGCTAGGTTGACGCCGTCGCGCCGGCCAACGCCCGCAAGGTACAGGACCGCCCCGACGAAGGCAGCGCACCACGGCGTCTCGTCATCCTTGATGCCAGAGAACCCCGACAGGGCAAACATCTCGACGATATCCGGGTTGTGCTTTGCACCCTTGACCTCGGAAACGCCCCGGTAGGCCTCTGCCACCGCCATCCATGGGAGCTTTGTGACAGGCTGAGCCTTGGGGCGGAACAGGGCGGCGAGCGTTCCAAAGACAGGTGCAGTGCTCATTTGCCTCCGACCTTTGCGATCAGAGCCTTGATGTCGTCGCGGATCTCTTTCAGCATCTGGTTGGTATCCTCACGCGCCTGCTTCGACGCATCGAGATCCTCCTTGCGCTGGTTCCACAGACGTTTGATCTCCTTCGTGTTATCCACGCTCCTGCCCTCCAGACGGACCAGCCACACGATCAGCGAGATGAACCCGAGGACAACGGGCCAAAAGTTAAGCAGAATCTCGGTCACGTCCTAAATCTCCTTCGGCGCTCGGATCGTTACAGCAATACGTTTGACGGCGATGATACCGTCAACGGGTCGATCAGCTCAATGCCGCCGTACGCCACACCTTCTTCGGCGTTGTTCGGGTTCACCGGCTGGCCGTTCTGGGTCCAAGCAATACCCCACTGCTTCCACGCACCACGCTCCACACCGGCAGGGCCGATCCAGAAGTTTGCATGGTAGCGGTTGTCCATGACCGGCGGTGTGATCTCGGTGCCGTCCTCGGCGTATGTACCGGGCGTCAGGACCAGTGGACCGATCTCAGTGATGGTAACGCCGGGTGCAGGGATAAGCGGCCCAGAGGCTGGCACAGCGGGTGTCACCACGTTGCCCTCTTCGTCCAGCACCTCGTCCTGTGCGGGGTTGGTGTAGACCTTGAGTTTTACCGCGAGTGCCTGCGCGTCAAAGGTGGCCTGATCGGTAGCCCTGACCATGCAGGCCAGTACACCGCCGTTCAGCGCAGCGTAGACGCGGACGCCATCAACTTCGAGGTGTTCCGGTTGTTCAGTCATGTTGTCAACTCCTGTAGTTGGGCGTTAGAGAGGCGGCGAGGGTAGTACTGGATGGACTTGATGTGGCCGTTGAGATAATTGTTTGCAAAGTTGCTTTGCGTGCCAATAGCAAGATGGTTTGCGGCTGCTGGCATGTCACCAGACGTATCTGTTTGAGTAGCCGCACCAGAAAGACTTGCCGCAAAACTATCTTTTTTAATAGCCACGGCGACTGTCTCGACTACATTCTCACTGATTGATCCAGACCAACCTGTCAAAGCAACGCCAGACCCAGATTTGATTACTGCAACAGTTGTTGTGTTTGTTGGGTTGATTAAGAACCTTGTTAAGTCGGTTCCAGAAGTGTTCGAAAGGGCAAAAACTCTTGGGTAATCAGCCCCAGCAGACCCGTTACTATCAAACTCCACCACCACAGTCCCAGCCTTCTGGTTATACCCGAAGTCAGTCACAGGGATGGATGCAATGTCTGCGGCCCGTGTGACCGTGGAGCCAGACGTGGGGATGTAAGACGTCGGGAAGGAGCCAGCTTCGACTTGTGCGCCCCAAAAGTATACATCCTCATTTCCGTCTGGGTAAGGATCAAAGCTAATTTGGGAGCTGGAGCGGTTCGAAAAATTTATAAAATGATTGTTGACTGGATCAGACGCGGCACACGTGTAGGATATTGAGAACCTGTACCACCCACTTCCTTCGTCAGTCACTAGCGCCGTGTGATCCGCGTCGGCAGTTACTTCTAGCGTGTTTAGGTTTAGAAATGAGGCGCCTTGTGACTGGTCAGCGTAAAGGACTAAATAAACGTCTCTAGGCCCCTCAAGGTTGCTCGTTGCCACAATAGGCTTCACGTATACACTAAACGAAACCACGTCACCGATAGTGGAGTTCACACCGGTATACAGCCTAAAAGTTTTAGCTGCGCCTCCGGGGTCTGGCTCAAAGATAGGGTTAAATCTTGTAGCCGTAAGCGCCCCGTCTGGCGCTGTCGCAAAGTTATAGGTGAAGGCGTCACCGTTTGTCTTAAGCCAACTCGCATCAGTGAAGTCCTGCGAATACGTCAGCAAATTCGTCCGCGCTTCTTCGATCAACAGACCCTTCACTGCACCGGCGGCATCATACTCAATGCGTGGGATTTCAGCAGGATGGTTGAACAACACAAGCGGGTCAGTAGCCCGGTCGAAGATGACTTCCTTGACGGAGATGTTGTCGAACTCTGCGTAACCACCTACATTATTATACGCCAAAAGCGTAATCCGTATAGAGTTTGTTGTGGCAGCATAAGTGATTGTTTTAGTTGTATTGGCATGACCTGAAATCACATCCTGCCGTGTTCCACCACTAGCGCTCCATGTAAAACCGCCTTTGTTGGCAATAACAAATGAAGACGCTAAATTGGAAGAAAGAGCAGTTGCTGTAATTTCATAAAAAGCCCCAATCTCTGTTGGAAACTCCTGATACAATGATTGGGTAATGTAAGAAGAGTTTGTAACGGTTACGATGCCACTAGAGACTGACGCCGTTGCGTCTGCACCAAGCGTCCACCCACTAATATCAGTATCAAACGTCCCATTCGTCACCAACTCATCGCCATACCCAACCCTGCGAAGGGCAGTCCCCCTGCTTGTACGGGAGAACGTAATCAGGTCCAAAGCGTTGTCGAAGTTCTTGGTGCCCATTATTCGCTCCAATCGCTGACGGTAAAGCTGCCTTCTGAACCGTCAAAGGTCAGGGACAGGCTAGGCTCAAGGCTAGGAGCAGTGGCAGTGACAAGCCCCGCGTCACCTAAGTCATCAGCCCAGATGCGGACCTGCCCGATGTTGCCCATGTAGGTAGACGCAATGCTCAAGTCAGTTGCTGACAGGTCAGGCAGTGCAGTGGGGGTTGTGTTGGCTGTGAGTGCCGTTCCGTCCACCGCGCCGTTGATGAAGGTAGAGCCGTGGCGTGATGCGATGTTGAATGGGACGTTGATGCCGGGGGAGTAGGAGCCGGGGGAAGGCTGCACCACTTGGTCACCTACACCAGAAGATGCCTGCCTAAACTCAACCGCACCTGTGCGCGCTGACCCCGTGTTGAGCCATGTATAAATTCTGTTTTGGTCATCAACACGCCAAGTGCCAAAGATAACCTCTTGTCCCGAGAACGTTTTCGCATAAGTCATCGTGCCATCCATCTGGATGCTCACGGCGAGGGGGTTGATCTCGCGGACGGAGATGTTGTCGTATTCAGAGGTAAAGTTTGCTTGGTAAAACGTAACCCATGTTGTGGTAGAAGTCGCAACAAATCTTTTTGTTGTATTAGAGGAAGCGCCGCCACTGAAAATAGAAAAGCTGGCTACGGATGTTCCAATTCGCAACAAAGAGTTGCTAGTATTTCCAGACACAAAGTCGAAGTTTAACTCATATACCTTGCCAGCTTCTGTTGGGAAGCTTTGAGCGATATAGTCTCCGCCAGTGAGGTTCTTAGCTGTGCCAGAAGATATCTCTGCGGTGCCGTTCAGCGTCCAATCGCCATTGTCACCAAGTTCGAAATCCCCATTCGTCACCAACTCCTCGCCAATGACCACAGGCGAAGGCCACGGCAGGTTAGCCGATGCGGCTGTCAGCGTATCCGCAGCGCGGGTGACTGTAGAGCCAGACGTGGGGATGTAGCTGGAGGGTGTGGAGCCTGCTTCTAGCTGGGGGGCCATAAAATACAGAGTGTCACCAACCGAAGCAGCTAAAGGTATAACGTACCCAACATGATTGGTTGCCGGACATACGGCTGTAACACTCGCCCGCACCCAGCCACTAGGATACACCTCTATGGTCGATGCAACAGCAGTAAAAGAGCCACTTTTGAGTGCAGCCGAAGTGATCGTTCCGGCCCCCATGTCAACATCAGCGTATACGCCTGTGCCTGTCGATCCTGCCCCTATCTGAATCCTTGCGCCAGAAATTGTGCCAGACTTCAACCAGACCGAAAATGTTTTTGTACCCGCGTCAGAAAGAGTAACGCCGTAGGAATACACGGTGCCACCACCCGTCTTTGTAAGCAAACCCATTTGGTCAAAATCAGAACGGTCAGCGCCTTCTGCAACAACAGTGCAGCCGGCTTCTCCGATAGTATAGTTCGACAAACTTTGTGATTGGGTCTCAAGATTCACCCGCGCAGGTGTCTCACTCTCGTGCAGATACCCCTCGTTGACCCAAGCGGACCCGTTCCACACATGGTTTCCACGCCGGGGCAAATACCGGGCGGCTGATGTCGTCGGGACGTAGCTGTCGCCTCGGTCTGGGTTGTCCACCATGCCGCCAAGGTCGGAGCGGTAGACGCGAGGTGCATATAAGTGTAACGTCCCTACATCGCTGCCTGAAATTCCGCGGGAGTCTGCAAAAAAGACTGCTCTACTAGTAGCAGTTGGTATTACTGTCCACCTAACAATCTTCCAACCGTCATCGTTATAATCTTCAACAGAAACTGAGTATCCCGGGGCTTCTGACACAACAGTATTTGTTTCAAGGTCCACTACATTGTAAAGATTGGACCCTGTTATATTGCCTCCCACTGTAATAGTAGAGGCAGTGCCTGCCTTTAAGATAGATACACAAGTATGTGGAACCCCCACAGTGAACAATGCAATACCTTCTTGTACTAGGCTGCTATTTGATGTGACCGCGTTGTTTCCTCCGTCTGGGTCTGGATACCCAGTTGTAAAGGTCCCTGAAAACCCAACAAAAGTAGTACTGTCTGGCACCAAGTTATGCGGTGCCCACTTCAGCAGCCCATCGCTGTCCACCATCGTGGCATTGCCAGAACGGGCATGGGTCACAGCATCGTCAAACGTAGAGACAGAGCCGCCAGTGCGGTAGTAGTCGCCCGTGAAGTCAGCGACGAAGTCAGGGCTGAACCCTGCGACCGCATAGGCGTCAATGACGGCGACGCTGCCCATCAGCTCGTGCCAACGGGACAGGCCGGACCGGATGCCAAACGGGCTGCGCATCAGGCGTGGTCCACCGTAACCAGCGCCTTGCGGCCGTTCAGAGGTGTGGCGAAGACGCGATCGGCGCCCGACTCGGACGACAGGCTCGCGACCGCGATCCGGATCTCACCGTAGTTGTTCTCGCCGTCCGGCGTCGAGTGATACTCGTAGCCGCCGTCCGACAGCGCCGACGGAGCAGAGCCCGTCGTGCAACGCACCTTGATGGCACCCGTGCGGACCTGAAACGTGATGCTTGTCGCGTCGCTGTTGGTCAGCTCCGTCCACACGCCGGGTGGGCACGTGATGGTTTCCTGATTGCGGGCCATGGCTTAGTCCTTCTTGCGCTTGCGCTTGGGCTTGGGGGCCTCCTGCGCCTCCTCGGCGGCAGGCTCCTCCGCCACGGGCGTTATGCCGCGGCGTGCCAGCTCTTCCTCACTGGGCGGTTTCCATTTCATAGCTCACCTCACGAGTCTGCAATGGCGGTGCCGGCGGCAGAAATCCAGTCCGTACCGTCCGAGACAGCGACCGTGGGGGCGCCGGCCAGTCCGTTAGACACGTAGATGAGAGTGCCGGTCAAACCTGCCGCGGAGGGGGCAGTAGCGACCGTATAGGTGGGGAGCTTGATATCGCCAACAAAGCCGTTTGTCGACGTTACGGGCCCGGAAAAGGTGGTCGAAGCCATCGCTTAAGTCCTTCTACACAAGGTTTCGCCGTGCAGTCTGTGTAGCGTCAGGTAGGCGTCCTGTCTGCATGGCTAGATGTTGCCTGCGGCAAAGATAGCATGGTGCCGGACAAAAAGAAAGGCCCGCCGAAGCGGGCCTTCCGTCTGTGGAGCCTGCGCAGATTAGGCGCCCGGGCTGCCGTACATGCCCAGCGGATCAGAGGTCCCGAAGCTGTAACGCTCGCGAGCCTTGTATCTGACGTTTCCGCTGTCGAAATCGCCTTCCATGGCAGTCTGCATTGCCACGCGGACAAAGTGCTTCATACCATTTGGAACGTCCGTCTTGATGAACCATGCATCATTATCAGTCAGATAATGGTTCACGCTGTAGCCTTCCGGGATTGCCCCCATGACGCGCAGTGCGTTGGTGTCATTGTCGGCGGTGCCGGTCCGCAGCTGGGTCTCCAGCAGGCGGGTGGCCACAAACATCAGTGCCGGAGGCACGATCAGCTTGCGAGGACGTGCGGCGATCAGCAGGCCACGCTCGTCGGTGTGTGCCGCGATGTCAATGACAGACTGCTCGAGAGAGGTCTCGTTTAGGTCAGCATCAACAGCAGGGCGGTTCGAGTTCACGTTACCCGAGACCGTGGGGTGCGCAGTGCTAAACAGAGTCACGCCGTCACCAGAGGTGAACGTAATGAAACCTGTGTTCAGCAGCGACGCCGCCTTGACCTGCTTGGTGTACGCCATGGCACGTGCGAGCGCCTTGGTGTAGCGGGCCGACAGAGAGTCGTAGAGGTTGTCCTCCATCGCCTCCTCGGTGATGGAGAAGCCCATGGCCACCGTCTCGTGGTTGTAACGAGCGGTGAAGGCTTCCTGAGCAGTGTCGTACTGAATGCTTGCGCCTTCAGACTTCACAGGTGCCGCGCCGAAGCCCGACAGCTTGACTTCCTCCTCGAAGCTGCGCTCCGAGTTCTCAGTGTCGTAGATTTCCGCGTGCTCGTCTTCGTACTTGTCGTACTCAAGGCCGAACAGCGCGTTGAGACCCGGCAGGAGTTCCTTGAGGGCCTGTGCGCGTGAAATAGTAGCCATTGCTAGCCCTCCTTATACACCAAGCGAGTTGTCGTAGGCGTGAACCCCGACGTTTAGCTTGACAATGAACTCCGGATACGTGTCGGACTCGGTGCCCTTCACAATATCGACGATGCGAACGGCCAACGTGGCCGTCGCCGCGAGGCTTGCACCATCGGTGCCGACCACGAGGTTCACGCCAGAGTTACCGGTCGAGGTGCTGCCTGCAGTACCAAAGCCCAGAGCGGCGTTTTTGCCGATGGCGCCCGGCCAGCCAGAGCCAGCAGTGCCCGAGTTGAACGTGCCCAGCGCAGCGGTGCCCTTGACTTGGAACAGAGCTGCAGGGTCGTCCATCACCTTGACCCACACTTCGGTGGCGCCGCCGGTGACGAGGTTGGCCGGCAGGAAGTGATTTTCCGTGGGCTGACCTTCAGCGTTTACGTAGCGAGCGCCAACGCAAACACCTACGATACCCGGAGTCGCATCCGCGGACGTGGTCGGGATTTTGATAGCGACGGGGGTTGTGCCGACAGCCGCAGGCTGCCCGGCAGAGCTAAGAACGACGAGATCACCGTTGAAAATGGCGGCGGAGTTGTTGGCCGACACCTTATATTCACGGATGGTTCCGCCGCTGAACGGACGGCCGCCGATCGCTTGGATCGCGCGGAGGCCGTAGGGAGTGGCAACAGTGGCCATGTCTCTCTCCTAAGAACGGGTTTCAGGGTAGCAAGGGTTACTTGCCGAAGTTGGTCTGGCGAGTGGACCGCTCAGGACGGAGAACAGGCATGCGAGGGTCGGATTCACGCAGATAGTTGTTGTCCACGGCTTCCATCTGGGCTTGCGCCTCTTGGAGCTGACCTTGGATACGGTCATCTGCTACGTCCTCGGGGATACTGCACAGCAGCAAGCCCCCAACCTCGATGTTCCCCTTGAAGCGAGAACCCACATCGGAAAGAACTTTGAGCTCAGGAAACTCCTCGGCCTTGACCGGAACATACCCCTCGCGGAACCGCCGGGAGACGTTCATGTTATCCAAATTGCCCAGAGATGAGGTGCGAACCCAACGGAACTTGAGTCCATTGCGGGGTTCGGGGGCGGGGATAACGGATTGACGTTTCCACGTGGACTTGCGTTGCGCTGCCTCGCGCGTCGTTTGGGTGCGTGGAGTCCGATCAACCATTGGTCTTTTCCTTCATGAGCTGCGCCGCGTATTGTTCGGGGGTCAGTCCAAGGCGCTTGGCGAGAGCCACCGCGGACTGGGTGAGGACAACCTTGCGTGGCGATTTCGACGAACGTGCCGCCGAGGCTACCACGGAGCCAGTCTGACGTGCCTGTGTCTTCACCTCTTGGTCAGGCTCGTCAAACTTATTTGGAAACACACGCCGCATGGCTGTGTCTATCTCGTTATAGTACGTTTCACTGTTTGGATCAACGCCGCTCTTTACGAGCCGTTCATGCACGCCAAACGCGTAGCCCGTCATCTCTTCGTCTTTCTGGAACCACGTGTTCTTTTGTGCCCAGTCCAGCGCACGCTGAGGTGGCCGCGGAACCTGCTGGGAGGTAGCAGGGGCAGTCGCCTGCGGCGCTGGACTGGACGCCGGTGCAGGCTGGGGCTTGTAGCTGGCCAGCCTGTACATCTCGTTTTGGAGCTCGGTGAGCTTTGTTTGGGCATCGAGCATGGCATCGGCGTCGCCGGCCTCGTATGCCTGCTTGAACTTGGCCTTGGCGCTCTCCAGCTGCGTCTCGACCCGGGCCTTGGCCTGTGTGACCACGGCCCCCTGACCTTCGCTCAGGCGTTTGCGCAGGTCTTCGGCCTCGCGTTTCTGCGCCTGAGCGAACCGGATAGCCTCCTCACGGATGCGCTCTGCCTCTTCCTTGGCCCGGCGCTCCTCGTGGAACTCGTACTTGAGCTTGCTGATGCGCTTCTTTACGCCCTCGCTATAGCCCTCCAGCTCATCTTCGTTTGGGACGTCAGGCTCCGCGCCTTCAGGGCGCCGCGGCTTGCCGCGGTCCTCGGGTGGCGTATCGTCTTCGACCTCGATCTCGAACTTATCGTCGTCGACCTCGACTTCAAACTCGTCGTTTTGTGCTTTGTTCATGCCCGGCTATACCCTCTCGGGTCCTCCACTACTGCTTCGACGGTGTCGTCATTGATGATGCGGAACTCTTTGCCCATGACCTTGAACCGAGTGCCCGAGTACGACCTGAAGACCACGAAGTCGCCCTCCTTGCACCACGCGCCGTCGGGGAACCGTTCCGGGTCAGAGTAGGCAGTGGTGCCCACCTTTATGACGTACCCGATGATCGACGCGGTCTCTTCCGCGGATTTCAGGTTCTCTGGCATGAATACGCCGCCGTCTGTCTTCTCGCTGACCTCCGGAACGGCGATCAGGAGCTTGTACCCGACAGGCTCCGGTAGTTTGGCTTTGAGGACCTCGTCCTCAACCTTGTTCGCTGTGTACATCTATACCTCTGCAGTGATGTGCGGCCCACCGATGCCGTGCGCGGACTATCCGCGATGTCGAGCAGCTTACTGATCCATAAACCGCTTTTCCAGCTCCTTTATGTCTTCCTCGACCGTAAGATACGCTTCGTGTTGCGCCGCCGCCCGTGCGTATGCCACATAATCTGGGGCCCCGCCCTGCACCATGTAAGACGCTAGGTCCTCGCGACGCTCGGCAATACGGCGGTACAGGACGCCAAAGACTGACTCTTCCATCACTCACCCTGCCTGTTGTCTGTGCGTGTGGTCAGCCCCTGCACCGCGGCCTTGCTGAGTTCGGTGCCGGCCTTGATGGCCTCGCGGGTCTCTGCACTGTTGTTTGCCGCGATCTGTGTGGCGAGGCGCACGCCCACGCGGGCCCCTTCGCGCTCATCTTCCGAGGCGATGCGCTCGCGATCGACCTCGATCCGAGCGGTCTTGTCCGCCATGTCGATCTCGAGCTTGGCTTTGTCGAGCATCTTCTGGTGCTCCAGCTCCGCCTCCTTGAGCGCTTGTGCCCGCTCCTTGATCTCCAGCTCCTTCAGCTGAATCTGCGTCAGCGGGTTCTGCATCTCCTGCTGGGCTTGCTGCTGCGCCGCCTCGGCCTGATTGCGCTGTAGGAGTTTTCCGGCGGCCATGGCCGTCGCCTGCGACAGCTGCACCTCGATGTCCTCTGGCAGGGGCTCATTCTCCGGCGGCAGCGGCACGCCGAGCTGCTTCTCCAGCTCCTTGCGGTACTGGAACGCAACGTGCTCCGTGATGTGGGCTGCCATGGCGTTCTGGATAGCCGCGGCAAACGGTGACTGGCCGACGATCTGCTGCAGTTTCGGGTCCTGCGCCGCCGCCATATGGACGGCAATGTGTGCATCGTGGTCCTGATACAGGAACGCTTTGATCGGCTCCTGCTTGAGCATCGCCATGTTCTCGCTGACGGGGTCTTTCGGCCCTATGTCGTCGGGGAGCTTGATGATCTCGTCCGCATCTTGGATGCCCATCACCTCCAGCATCTGCCGGTGGAGCTTGCCCATGTCGTATAGCTGGGGCGCCTGTTGAGCGAGCTGCAGGGCCGCCTGATACTGCACGATGCGCTGGGCCATGGTGGCCGCGTTGGGGTCCGACACCGGGATGACGTCGACCTTGGAGACGTCAAAATCATCCGTCCGGCTGAACTCCCCGCCCACCTCGTACTGATATTCCCCCGGCATGAAGTCGTGCACCACCCGGGCAAGGATGCGGAGCTCCTTGTGCATCGCGGCGTGCATGCGGGCTTGGACGCCCGACATGACCTTCATCGACCGCTCCATCAGCGCCAGAGTGGTGCCCACGGGCGCGTTTGCGCTCATGTCGCCCACCTGAATGTCAGCCACGGAGCCGATGCGCCGACCCTCCTCGACGATATTTCCGAGCAGCTGGTAGAGCACGCTCGACGGCTCTTTGAACGGCAGGGGGAAGATATTGTCCCGGATCGTCCCGCCCGGGATGTCCACATCCCGGAACTCGCCCGGCGTGAGCGGGCCATTGTCGCCCTTGATACGCATCCCGCGAGCCTTGAGACCGGCTGGCAGGTTAGACAGCGTCCCGGCGTCCACCAGCTGACGCATGATGGAGGTGGCCGACTTGGCCAGACCGCCGATCAGGTGGATGAGCCCCGTGCCGTAGAACCCGAGGCCCGGCAGGTAGGGGTAGTGCACGAAGTGCATGCGCTTGCGTTTCTTCGGGTCGTCATCGTACCAATTGCGGCGGATGGCCAAGATCGTGCGCGACGTGAGGTCGATTGTCACCACGTATGGCCGTGCGATGCCGTCTGCGTCTTCGAACGGCTCCGGCAGGTCGATGTCCACGTGCATCTCGATAAGCGTATGGCGGTCGTCGTCGGACAGCGCCACGTCGTTGCCTTCCAGCTCGTCGTACTTCTCCTGAATGTCACTGCGCTCGGCGGCTGGGGCTGGCAGCTCGACGTCTCGGTAGAAGCCAGACACCTGCAGTTTGCGGACCTCATTTGGGTCCTTCTTCATAACATGGCTATAGCGCGGGCAGGCCTCGATGCTCGACGCCCCGTAGGCGATGACGAAGTCCTCGGCCGGCACGAATACTGCGACCGGGCGCTCCATGAGCGGGTCATAGTAGATCTTCTTAAACGCAGAGCCCGCCAGCGGCAGCCGGAACGTCATCTGCTCCATTTCGTCGCGATACTCGACCATCTCCTCGGTGATGAGGTAGTTGAGCTCGCTCTTGACCCGCACAGACTGCTCGAACTTCTCGCGCGTCATCTTGCCGATGCTCTTCGTGTTGACCGGCCCGGCGGCTGGCAGCAGCTCGCTCATGGCCTGCGCTTGGAATCTCACCACGCTCTCGGCCAGCATCGGGTGGAACACCCCGGACGCCCCTTGCCACGGCTCTGCGCGGTCCTCGATCTTCATGCCCAGCAGGTCGAGGCCTTTTATATAAGTCTGCGCCCACTCCTTGCGGCTGCCGCGGTCCGTCATGAATGCGTCCACGAGGTCGGCAGCCAACGACTCCAGCTCGCCATCTTCGAGAATTTCGGCGAAATTCGTGTCGTGCTCGATATCGAGCGTTTCGACATCGTCGTCATTGGACAAGTTGTCGCCGAACTCGATGATGACTTCACCGTCCTCCGTGGCCATTGTGGTCACGTCGTCCATGTCCGGCATCTCGATTTCGAGCTCCATAAGGTCAGGATTCTCGCCAACGGCGAAATCTGACGGGGTCATGGTCTTGGTTACAGCCATTTCTGGGCCTCCTGTGCCGCGGTGGCGGCACTATAGCAGCGGTCAGGTGTCAATAATAGCCCTCGCGCGGCGGGGCGTAGTCTGCGGAGTCATCTATCTCATCTGTGGGCAGCGCAAGGAAGCCGCCTTGGCGAAACCGCAGCAAGGCCTGCACCGTCGAGTCGACGTGGTCGTCGTGGGGCCCGAACGGGAACGCAGCGATCTCCTCCACAACCTCTTCCGCCCAGCGCCGGTCCGGCACCCAGACAAGACCAGAGGCGATTATGTCCGCCACGCTGTTGAGGCGGGCCATCTTGTCGCCCGTGCCCCGGTGGGGCGTATACTCCTGCACGGGGAGGCCCGTGCGTCGCAGTTCTTGGTACAGCGCCACGCCGGCAGACTTCTTCTCCACGATAAACCCGTCGGGCTCCCACCGGGCGTATTCCTCCAGCGCCATGCGCTTTAGCTCCGGGAACTCGAACCGATCCTTGACGGCATGCAGGAGGATCAGGTTGTGCGTGTCGTCCTCCTCGTTGAGGAACACCCCCCACACAGTGAGGGACGTGTAGTCCGCACGGTTGTGCGTTTCTGCGGCGGCGTCCAGTGACATAAGTATATAGTCGCACGGTGGGGGTTGGTCCCGCTCCCACTGACGCCACCATTCCCGCTTCACGATCGCCGCTTCCTCAGCCGTGGGCTGCTGCTGGTACTGCGCATTCCACTGGAACACGGGCATGCTGGCCTTGGTGCGCAGCAGGGCGGGCACATCGAAGAACTCCGGCCACAGCGCCTTCTGTATGGGCTCCCCGGTGTCCGGGTCGTTTGCGTCGAGGAGAGCCGGGAACTCGAAGACCTCGTACTGGTCCGCACCCTCGTTCTTGGCCATGTCGCCGACCACGCGGCCGATCAGGTCCTGTGGTGCCCACCGGGTGTGCACGATCGCCACGGCCCCGTAGGGCATAAGGCGGGTCCGGGCGCCGAAGGTGAACCACTCGTAGGCTTTGTCAAACACGCCATAGTTGCCGTTCAGGATGTCCTGCTCGGAGTGCGGGTCGTCCACCAGCAGCAGGTGGGCACCACGGCCGGCCAAGGCCGAGCCCACACCCGCGGCGAAGAACTCTCCCCCTTGGTTTGTGTTCCACCGCCCGGCACTCTTGCTGTCGCTGGCCAGCTGCACGCCCGGGAAAACCTCTTGGTACGCAGTGGTGGAGATCAAGTTCCTGATTTTACGGCCAAAATCCACGGCGAGGTCCGTGGTGTGCGACACCAACATCACCTTGTGGGACGGGTTCCTGCCCATATACCACGCAGCGTAGTAGATCGACACGAGCTGGGACTTGCCGTGCCGCGGCGGCACCGACACGCAAATGCGGTCTTTGCGCCGGGCCTCAATATCCTCGAGCAGGGCGGCCAGCCGCTTGTGGTGGGCACCGACCTTGTAATCCCCCTGTATATGGCAGCAGAAGGCGATGAGATCGTCACGTAGGGTTTGCACCCTCTGGCGCTCCGCCAGATCGCTGACGATTCCTTCGAGCTCCGTGAGCTCCTCCTCGTCAAGCTGGTCAATGTTCGACAGGAGCAGGTTGATGTCCTCCGCCGAGAACCCAGAGTCAAGCATCAGAAGACTCAGCGTCAATAATGTCGTCCCCCGCAGGGGGTGGTGTCACATCACGGAGCCGTGATAGCTTCTCGCGCAGCTTGGCACGCAGGTCGTCTGTGGTCTGGTGTGTTACCGTGACCTCGCTGCGCTCCGTGAAGAGCCCCACGTCCGTTATTTTGCCCAAGAGTTCTAACGCTCTGATCCTGATGCGCGGGTCCGGGTTGTCCGTCTCCTGCACCAGCTTGTTCATCACCAAATGGCGCACCTGAACGGCGTCCTTTACGATCTCGTGGCCGAAATCGCTGAGAATCTCCGCCGTGAGCAGCACCGCGGCCGGTGGCATGGCGCCGAGACGGGCGGGCGTGGCCGCCGCCGACGCCAATAATGGGTCCGTTGCGTAAGCAGTGGCCAGCGAAGCGGCCATTCTCTTATCTTCGGGGGTGGGGTCTAGCTCCAACCCATGCTCCGCCAGCAGGCGTGCGGCGTTCGCAGCAGCCTTTGCATTGCGGATGAGGTCCTCGTGGCCCGCAAGATCGTCTTTGGCGGGCACTGGGACGCCGGAATCTATGTCTAGGTGCAGTGCCATAGCTACATGGTAACATGCAGTGCAGTGGCGCGCAATATACTACCCATATAGGCAGTTCTGGGTCCCATATGCCCTATTTTGCATATTTGAGGGGGTGGGGGGACCCCCCGGGGGGTCTTTTTATCGAAGGGGGTGGGGCTATGCCCGACCGAAATAGTCGGAAATGTGGCGTTGTTTGGCTGGGTTAATATGTATACAGAGCGCGGGGCCGCCGGTCGTCTGCGGGGGTACCCCTCCGGTGGGGTCTGGCCAGACTGGGTTTCGTTATGCGTGGCGCATAATCGCGCGCCAATATGCGGCCATGCGCTGACAGACACGTTTGACCGTGATATAAGTGTCTTATCGAATCAGCAATAACGCTGACGATGTAACCGGAGCACTATCATGACTAACTCAATCGCTAATAACCCCGCAATCGCTGACGCAATCATTGCCACCGGCAAGGCTGAGGGCGGCGCCACCAAGGCCCACGCCGCTTTCTATGACACGTGCGAGACATTGCACGGCCTCAATGTTATGGCCGACGACCTCAAGAGCGGCGGCCGTTACTATCAAATGGCATATGACCTGCTAGCAGAGTCGCGTTTGAACAAGACTGAGCTGGACACGTTGCGCGCTGAAGGCCCGATGAAGGCTGGCACGCCTAAGCACAAGATCGGCAACAAGATCGGCGCCGTTATGCGTAACATACGCAACAACCTGCGCAAGATCGAGGGAGCCGTCGCGGGCAAGCCAAAAGGCGAACCGGCCGGTTTCGTGGATCTTTGCATGAAGGACCTACAGGCGTCCTATGCTAGGGCCATGAAGGACCGGACAGGCGAACCGGCCGCAATCGACCATGCCGCCTTCATGGCGCACATCCAAGCCGCTGCCGACGTTCTGGGCAAGGCGCTTAAGGACAAGTAACGACACTGGGCGGCACCTTCGGGTGCCGCCCTTTTTTTGTGCCTTGGCGCGTCGCACCAGTTCCCCAGCATCAGGCACAGCGTGCGGCACGGGGCCGGTCTGACCAGTTCCATCCACAGCATGAGGCACGTCGCACGGCCCGAAATCGGCCACAACCACAGCGCGAATCGCGTCTGGCGGCGTTATGCGCGGCGCATAACGAAAAAATTCCGGAAAAAATGTCGCCGCAAAACTAAGCTCCCTGCGCTTGCTAACGCTGCTTTGCTGCGTAGCGACGCTTAGGAGCTTACCAAGATTTTCAAATCTGTCAACCCCCCAAACCGCAAAATCTCACCAGTTCCATCCACAGCATGAGGCACGTTGACTGTTATGCGCCGCGCATAACGACGGGAACATCCTAACCCATTGTATCTACGTAATGTTCTCAGATCCATGACCAGTTCCAGCCACAGCGTGAGGCCCGTAAGCCGTTGATACTAAACGAAAGTTCCCGAGTTTGCCCGAATGTTCTCGGCTCGGGAACATTTAAGTTATTGAAATCATTGGGAACAATAGCAATTGTTCCAATGTTCCCGGATTCCGAAGGTATACCCCAAGAAAAGTAAAAACGGAGTTCTGTATAAATGGTTATACACAGACGTTCGAAGCAAAAAAAGTCCGGATAACTTCGGAAAATGGGTATTTTTGGAACAAAAGAACATTATGCAATATCAAGGACTTAGCATGACTCTATTATTATTATTATTATTCAAATACTTAACTACTACTACTACCATAACGTGCATAAAAAATCCTTTGTTTTCAATGCCCCCCAAATGTTCCCGGCCCCAAGAACAATCAGAACAATGCCCGGAACAATGCCATATTATGCGCCGAGCATAATGTTACCACGTAAAATCTCACTTCCTATGTCAAATATCCTCCAGCTACATCTTGACATATAACGTGTTATATGATACACTCGAAGAGTGTTGTGTTTGATGGGCTTGGTCGCCCGTGCTATTTGACATTGCTGCTCGCATTCTGCCTTGTCCGCCTCGCGCGGCATCGCGGTTTGCCCCTCTGCTAGGCTTCCATTATGCGTCCCGCATAACCCCGCCGATCATGCTAGACGACCTGCCGACCTATTGCCTCGGGGTGACGAAAAAATCCCGCTGCGTTGTGCGTCACGTCTCACAAGATGAGCCCCCTGCTTCCTTGCCGCCTTCCACAAGCGGCCCGGTTCACCACCTATTATGCTCCGTGCATAATGGTTGGCTTACGCCGAGCACAATGCCCGGCGCCGCACCGGTGCGAAGTAAGCGCCAGACTTGCCTAAGAAGCTGTGTGTCCCCAAGGACAAAGACGTGCCGCCCCCAACCCGCGCCATGCGCGGGACGGACAACCGACAAGATGCAAGACGGACCCGAAACACGGGCACGGACCCTCGCGATGCGAGGCCCGAACGAACATACAAAGCAGGCGTTCAACGAAACACTGCACCATGCGGACTGACAACCCGCGCGGTGCTCGGGACAACACAACCCAACGCCGAGCATTATGCTCGCCCCTGCATAGCAGGGGACAACCACACCACGCCGAGCATTATGCTCAGCGCATAATAGGAGACCACCATGACTACATTTGAAACGATCACCCTTTCCCTGCCTGCACACTGGCTTTGCCCTATCCTTTACGGCGACACCAGCGGCCTTGACGAGGCCGAGGATCGTGCCTTTTCACGATGGCTGGACGACACCATCCGCGACATTGGTCACGGCACCCTGCCGACGATCGGCACCATCAAGGACGACCCCTACTTCGCCCGGTATCACGACGCTGCCGAATACGGTGTGCTGGCGTGTGACTGCTACGACGTCGAGCTGTGTGTGCCTGCAACACCAACGCCGATCGTTATGCGCGACGCATAATAGGAGACTGACCATGACGACCACTATAACAACTGCGGACGAGTTCTTTGATACCTACGTGCGCGACGGCGCATATGACCGCGAGGGCGGCCATGCCGCCCTGCAAAAGCTGCACAACACCGACCGCGGGGCGTTCTACCGCCTGATGACAAGCCCTGAATTTGTAGCGCGGGCTGTCGCAAACGCCCATGCCTTCGGCATTGTCGATGAGGTGCATGACAACGACGCGGAGATCGACGAGCTCATTGCCGAGGCCGAAGAGCTCGAAGAGCGTGCCGCCCACCTTCGTGCCTCCGCGGACGCGCTACGCGATGCGTAGGGCCACATGCGTCGACTGCGGCGATACATTCCCCCGGCGCCGTGCGGCGCTGGGCTACACCACATGCCTGTCGTGCGGCGATGCCGAAGCCGTTGCAGCCCGTGCGACATGGGCTGTCGTTCCCCTGCCCAAGCAGGGTTACACGCGCATCACGCGCAAAGAAGAACTGCACCACCTCAACCAGAAGCCGCGCTGATTATGCGCCCCCCTGCATAGCAGGGGACACCACCACGCCGGGCATTATGCGCGGCGTATAATAGGAGCCCAACATGACTACACCATCCCACGTCCGCAAGTTTCTGGACATATCGACCGCACACATCACCGAAAACACTGCGGGGATGCTTGACGACTCCGTGCATCAGTTCCTCGGGACTGCGCCGTGCATAGCCTACCCCCTAGGGGACACAGGCTGGCTTGTGTATGTGCCGTCTGATGACAGCCCGAACACCAATACACTCGCTGAGTTTCACCCAGACCTGCTGACCTGCATGGAATACGCCCGCCAGCACAACTGCGACTACATCATGTTCGATCAGGACGGCACCGTGATCGACGACCTCCCTGCATATGATTGGTAACGGCACTGATGAGACAGGCCAACCTTCAAGAAGGACTGAGAGAATGGAATGGGATTTCCGCTTTGTGAACATGCCGTCCGGCAACGGCGGTGATGACTGGATCGAACTGCGTGAGGTCTACTACAGCGACGACGGTAGCCTCATGGGTCACTCTAACCCATGCCCCGGCAGCGAGACTGTCGAGGGCATCAAGCAACTGGCGCAGTGGTGGCTGCGGGCAAGTGAGTTGCCCGTGCTGCACGAGAAGGACTTCCCGTCCGACTTTGAACCTGAAGCCAATTACTGAAAGGACTGAGAGCATGAGCAAGTTTATTCTGTTTAGCCACCATACCTACTACCCCTACGGAGGGATGGGCGACTGCGAGGGTGTGTTCGACACCCTGCAAGATGCGCTGGCAGCGCCTCGTTTCGGGCCCAACTTCGAGGTGCTGCAAGTGCCTGAAATGATCGTCCACGAGCAAGACGGGCGAGCGATACCCATAACCGATTACATCAAACGCGAGGAGGAGTAACACCATGAGCACCAAACGTATCACTCACGCCGACATCGTTGCCGACGATGCATTCCGCAAGGCCTTCTCGGCTATATGCCGACGCGCCCTGCCTTACATGGCTGAGGATGCCTACCACATGGACCTGATATTCGACGCCGAACAAGCCACACGGCTCAACCCCGGCGACCGCTTCTACCTGCTGGTGCGTAAGCTGGGGACCAACAACTTCGGATACCCGGACGACGCCGTGCGGCACTGCGACCCGGCTATGAGTGACGGGCAGGCTGTCCTGCGTGTCATGCGTGGCTCATACGACACCTTCACCGTCACCGTGCACTACGACAGGAAGCGCGGGCATTATGCTCAGCGCATAACAGGAGAACCGCTATGATCGGCCACGACGTTGGCCATGGCCGTGCCAGCGGCGCTGGCCGTGGCAACGGCAACGGCAACGGCTTCGGCAAAGGTGCCGGAGACGGCGACGGCTATGGCGTTGGCATCGGTAACGACAGCGGCTTCGGCAACGGCAGCGGCCGTGGCGATGGCAACGGCTCCGGTGACGGCATGGCCCCCGGCTATGGCGACGGCGCCGGATACGGAGAAGCACTATGATCGACAACGGCGACGGCAGCGGCAAAGGCACCGCCAACGGCGCTGGCGACGGATACGGCGGCGGGTATGGCACCGGCAGTGCCAGCGGCTATGGCGATGGATACCACCGATGCGGTCGCGGCACCGGCTACGGCCACGAAGAAACAGCATTACACATACGCATGAAGGAGACACAGCGTGTTCGACACACTCATAAACACCCCAGTAATCATCCGTTCAAATGACAGTGGGGTGCATTACGGCTACCTCGCCGAAGTCATCGACAGCGGGCGGACTGTCCGGCTCACCAACAGCCGTCGCTTGTGGAAGTGGAAGGTTGCCGGAAACGGCATATCCCTGAGCGAGGTTGCTATCACAGGAATCGACCACAGCGAGTCGCGCATCACCATGCCGCTGCCCAACCTTGTGGTTGTGGGCGTGTGCGAGATCATCCCCGCGCACGGCATGGCGACAGCCACAATCGAAGGTGCCCCCGTGGCATCATAAGCTACACCAATGCCGGGCATTATGCTCGGCGCATAACTACGGAGAACCACTATGACTAACCAAGCACATGCAATGTATAACGTCGACCTCGATCAGGCGACGCAGATGATCGCCACCATGGGCCACAAGCGCACCATTCTGGTGCAGGGCCACATGGGCACCGGCAAGTCCAGCATGCTCAAGACGCTGGCGGATATGTTTCCCAACCATATCCCCTGCTACTTCGACGCCACGACCAAGGACCTCGGCGACCTGATGCTGCCGCGCATCGCCGAACTCGATGCAGGTGCAAGCTATGTCAGCTACGCACCCAACGAAGAGCTGGGCATCCACCACAGTCGGCCTGTGATCGTCATGCTGGACGAGTATGGCAAGGCCAACCCCGCCGTGAAGCAGGGTCTAACTGCCTTCATGCTGGAGCGTCGCATGGGCAACCTCAAGCTGCACCCGGACAGCATTGTGTTTGCCACGACAAACCTCGGCGGCGAGGGCGTGGGCGACATGCTGGTGGCGCACCAGCGCAACCGCATCACCGTGGTGACGCTGAAGAAGCCCGACTATATGAACTACATCGAGTGGGGTATCAACAACGGCATCGACCACACCCTGCTCGGATGGGTCAAGGACAACCCCCATGTGTTCCAGTCCTTCGAGGATGTGCAGAACCCCGAAGACAACCCCTACATCTTCCACCCTCGCTCGCAGCGGGCGGCCTTCGTCACGCCACGGTCGCTCGAAGCTGCATCGGACTGGCTAAAGGTAAGGGACCGCCTCGACGACATGAGCCTCACCGCGGCGCTGATCGGCACGGTGGGCGACCGGGCGGCCATGGACCTCATGGCCTTCGTGCGTCTGTCCAACGACCTGCCGACACTCAAGTCGATCAAGGAGACCCCCGAGACGGCCAAGGTGCCAGAGTCCGCCGCAGCCGTGTGCATGGTGGTCTATCGCACACTGGCCAGCATCGAGGCCGATTGGCTTGACGCGTGGATGACATACCTAAACCGGCTGCCTGCCGAGGCGCAGGGCCTGTTCGCTAACGGCGTGCGGGCACCGAAGTATGCCAAGCAGGGCCTTGTCATGACAAACAAGGCCTTCACTCAGTGGGCTCGGGCAAAAAGTCACTTGTTCGCCGCGGATGTGTAACTGGTCATAAATCGCCAAAATTTTTACGGCGATTTAACGGCGATTTAACGGCGATTTAACCCGCCCGGCGCCTTATGCGCCGGGCATAACAACCTGAAAGGTAATACAATGGACTTTATCAACAACACCCCCAACGTCTCGGCCCCGTCGATCTCTTCGGCATCCATGCTGGTGGAGCTCGGCATCAGCATCTGGACCGGGCGCAAGAAGGACAAGGCAGCCTCGGCCGACGTCACCGCCCTGAACGCCGCACACACCGGCGTGGCATCGGTGAACAAGAAGCTGTTGGGTGACTGCGAGGAGCTGACCGCACTGCAGAAGTTCGCTGGCAACGTGCGGACCATGCACTACAGCATGACAATGCCGTGGTCAGACAGTGGCATGCGCTTGCTGCCGACGTCGGTGTATTTCAAGTATCACCAGCAGATGACTTCCCTGCAGCAAGAGTTTGACCGGCTCGTGCAGGTGTTCCTCGACGCCTACGACTGGGAGGTCGTGCAAGCACAGGTCAAGCTGGGCAACCTGTTTCACCGTGACGAGTATCCAACTGTGGACAGCCTGCGTGACAAGTTTGGGTTCCGCATGTCCTACATCCCCCTGCCCGACGCCGGTGACTGGCGTGTGGACATGGAGCGGGACGCTCAGAACACCCTGCGCGATCAGTACGCGGACTTCTACCGCAAGCAGGTGGAGGGTGCGATGCGTGACGTATGGGAGCGGCTGCATACCGAGATCACCCGGTTCATCAAGCAGCTGGACGTCGACGCCGAAGGCCGCAAGGGTAAGATCTACGACAGCACCATGGAGCACGTGCTGCACCTGACGGACATGATGGAGGCAGCCAACTTCACCAACGACCCCAACCTGCAGCTGGCGCAGCACAAGATCCGCGCAGCGCTGGAGGGCGTCGAGCGCATGGACCTCGTGCGTAACGACAACTTCCGGTCCAACACCAAGCGAGCCATGGAGGAAGCCATCGCAGCCCTGCCCGGTCTGGGGATGTGACCAAACGCAGACACCAACCAGCGGGGCGCATTATGCGCCCCGCATAATTACAGGAGAACAACATGTTACACGTTAAACTTTCAGCCGAACAACGGCTTGAGAAAGCCGTGATCGCAATCATGGCGGAGCCCAAGTATGTCGCCCTCGCCGGTGTCTTGATGATCGGCAAGCGCACAGTGTCCGACACAGTGCCGACTGCCTGCACCAACGGGCGCGACGAGTTCTATGGGCGGGCCTTCGTCGACAGCCTCAACGACAAGCAGCTGCGGTTCCTCGTGCTGCACGAGGTGTATCACAAGCTGTATCGCCACCTGACCACGTGGCGCTGGATGTATGACGAGAACCCGCAGCTGGCCAACATGGCGTGCGACTATGTCATCAACACTCAGCTGGTCGCCGACAACAAGGACAAGTTCGCCACGATGGACGGTCCCCTGTCCGCCGGGTGCTACGACGACAAGTATATCGGCTGGGACAGTGCCATGGTCTTCGCCGACCTCAAGAAGCGGGGGAAGGGCCAGCAGAGCGGACAGGGCCAGCCCGGCGACGGGCAGGGTAACGAGCAGGGCTTCGACGAGCACGACTGGGATGGCGCCAAGGAGATGTCGGAGTCCGAGAAGCAGGCGCTTGCGCGGGATATCGACGAGGCGGTGCGCCAAGGTGCCTTGGCTGCGGGCAAGATGGGGTCGGGCGGGGCCCGGACATTCGCCGAGCTGCTGCAACCACAACAGGACTGGCGGGCTGCCCTGCGTGACTTTGTTACGGCAACCTGTGCCGGCCGCGACTATTCCACGTGGAAGAAGCCAAACCGCCGCTACATCGGCGCGGGTATCTACATGCCGTCCGGCATCAGCGAGCAGATCGGTGAGATCGTCATCGCCCCGGACATGTCTGGGTCGATCGGAGCAACAGAGATCCAGCGCATGCTGTCCGAGGTCAAAGGCATCGCCGATACCGTTCATCCCGAGGCGGTGCGGTTGCTATACTGGGACACCAAGGTCTGTGCCGACGAGCGGTATGAATCGCATGAGCTTGACACGCTGACGCAGACAACCAAACCTGCGGGGGGTGGAGGCACAATGGTGGAGTGCGTGCCCGCACATATGGGCGAGCATGGCATCAAGGCCCAGTGCGCGGTTGTGTTTACCGATGGCTGGCTTGGCGGCACGTGGGGTGAGTGGCCCTGCCCGGTGCTCTGGGTCATCGTCGACAACAAGGGCTGCAACCCGCCGTTCGGCACCACGGTGCACGTGACGGCACGTGATCTGTAACGACGCCGGGCGTTATGCCCGGCACATAATAGGAGAGAAGATATGGGATATAGAAGTGACGTGGTTCTGGTGGCGGTGTTCGCCAACGCAGAGCAGCATGACGAGGTGATGTCTGTCTACCGCATGGACCCCAACGTGCAGAAGCACGGCCTTGAGGCGGCGTGGCGACGTGTCGACTTCAACAAGGGCGAGGTGGCCCGCATCTACGAGGGCAACAACGTCAAGTGGTATGAGTCATACGAAGACGTGCAGGCCCTATGCCGCTTGGCCAGCCTGTTGGCTGACTTCCACGAGGACCGCAAGTTTGACTACGCGTGGGGTGAAGGCCGCGTCGGCGAAGAAGAGGCCGATATTGTTTACGACGTGACCAGCGGGTCGACAGACAGGTCAGAAGACCTACGCGACATTATCTACGACGGGCTTCGAATCGAACGCCGCGTCTACGTTGGATTTTAAGGAGAGAAGATATGGCACAGAAATACAGCGCGGCGTTCATCGAAGCGCATCGTGACTTCAACGTCGACCACCGGTGGTGGGAGAGCATATACGAAGACTTCTATCGCATCTGCACGATCCTCGGCATCGAGCTGAACAAGAACGAGCCGAACTTCTCGGGCTTCTGGTCGCAGGGTGACGGCGCCTCGTGGGCCGGGCGATACAGGTCCCGTGCGCTTAGTCTTAATACGCGAAGCGGATATGCCCCAACATACGACCTAGCACCTGCACAGATACGCGAGCACGCGCCGCAGGACGAAGAACTCCACCGTATCGCAGATGAGCTGTGCTTGCTGGCCCGCATCTACGGGCCGACCTACGCCGTCGTGGGTCGCAGCTCCAGCCACTACGTGCACTCAAACACCATGTGCATCAACGAGTGGGAGTATGACGACGACCGGGACAGTGATGACGTCGACGGGGTGATCCTCGACCACATCGAAGAGGCCCTGCTTGCTACGTTTACGGCGCTGGCAGAGTGGCTCTACACGTCGCTGGATGCAGAATACGAGTACCTGATAAGTGACGAAGCCGTGATCGAGACACTGGAAGCTAACGATATTGAAGAGGAAGCGGTTGCGTAATTATGCGCCCCGCATAACAGGAGAGAAGTGAAATGGGTTTTGTATTGAATATGTATGATGTCCCGTATGTAACGTCCTACGCGGAAGCTGTGGCGTTCTATGAGCGCAGCGTGCCGTGGCGCAACGGCGGAGAGGATCGCCCGCTGGTGAACAAGCGCCACCGTGGTATGGGCGTGCGGCTCGTCGGGGACGCCGTTGTGTTCCGCTACCACACCACTGACGTGGTTAGCTGGGGGCCAGACGGCTCCTACGAGATCGACAACGGTCGCTACTACAGCAGGTCCACCTGCGAGTTTGCGAACAACTTCATGCCGCGCATGCACTGGCTCATGAGCGAGACGAAGCACCTGCGTATTAATGACCACATCCACCCCATATGGGACTGCCGTCGGTTGCTGGTGTCCGCCGATGGCGTTGTATCTGGGCCCGGCCTCGGGCGCTTCATGAAGCGCACCGTCAACCGCAAGCAGGCTCGCACCCTGCTCAAGGCACTGGGCTACTACGAGTATCTCGACTGGCACAAGGCGATGTATCCCATGGTGCAGGACACCATGCCACCCCGCTGGAAACGTGAGCATGTGCGCGTCGACCAGATTGTCGAACTCTTAGCGCAGGGTGTCTACGCATACTACCAGCTCATGATGTCAAACGGGGGCGAGCCCGATACGGTCCGCGAGGTGCTGTATGCGGCCTTCGGCGATGCACGCAATGTGTGGGATGCAGCATACCACGACCGACTGCCAAGCGCCACTAACCTCCGTGGCTACGACGTTGTTATGAAAGGATAACTTATGAGTAAACCAAGCCGACCCTGCTCGACACCCGAGCAGCTTCCACAACAAGAAGGAGACCAACTGATGGACCTGAAGACCAAAGCAATAGAGAAGATCGCCCGCCAGCTCAAGATCTTGGGCTGTGATTACATGATCGTGCCAGACGGTGACGCCGACAAGGCGATCATCAACGGCAACTTCACGCACCACAAGCGGACGAAGCGTGGTGAGTGCACCAAGCACATAGCCAGCTATGCCGCCAACCTACAGCCGGGTGAGAGCGTCACCATACCTGTCGGCGAGTTCTCACTGGATACCCTCCAGAGTGCGGTGTCGGCCTATGCCTTCCGCACCTTCGGTAAGGGTAACTACATGTCCGGCAGGACGCCGGATGAGACCGGTGTCGAGCTCCTCTGCCTCGGCCAGCCCGAGGACACAGACGAGCCAACAGACGAACACGTTATGCGGGAGGAATAATGGATGTAACCGTGGACTGTAGCTACCTCGCCTGCGACCTCGAGATGGTGATTTCACTACTTCGGGGCGTCGCGCCATACGCGCTGACTGCCGAGATGGTGTTGGACATGACCAAGTCGGACACCGATGCAGTGTGGCGCGTCGAAGAACTCCACGATGGGCGAGTCGAAACCACATACATCGGCTTTTATCCCATTGACTATGACCGCGTAATATACTACGAAGACAGTTCAAAGCTACCCGAGTGGATTAACGATCGTGTAGCTGTATTACGTATGATGCCGTGTAATCCAACCACAAGTATAGTGTTTGGTGTCGGCAGGCGGATATCAGAGTCCGTCTTTTGGGTAGTTAAGGGGGATAACTAATGGCAATGACTCCGGAGGCAAAAGTAAAGAAGCGTGTGGTCGCCTTACTCAAGGCGGCCGGTGCCTACTACTTCTACCCAGTGACGGGCGGCTTCGGCGCCTCCGGGGTTCCAGACATCATCGTGTGTCACAAGGGCAGGTTCATCGGCATCGAGTGCAAGGCCGGCAAGAACAAGCCCACAAAACTACAGCAGAAAAACCTCGCCGATATCGCCGCAGCTGGCGGTATCTCGCTCGTTGTAAACGAGCTTAACATTCACGAGGTCGAAGACCTCATTACCTGAAAGGATAATAAAATGACTGACTATCAACCGACATTCGGACCGGTAGTGATCGAATGGGACGACAACCCCGGAACGCTGGTGGCCAAGTGCCAGAGCGGACGGTTTGATTGCAGAGGGCGCATCGGTGGGGCGTGCGTTTGGCATGAGCACGAAGACGGCGAGGCGAGAAAACTGCCCGACGACATGCTGACACCTAACTGGTGCGAATATAAGGCCGCCGCGCTGGCTGACGCCGAGGAGATGAACAATGGCTAATTGGTCAGACTTTGAAGTGCACCCGATTGGGACAAGCGACCGGATCATGCAAGGGGCGCGTGGGCCGGGAGTCGGCCTCAATGATGACCCGCAAGCAGGGCTCCGTCGTGGGTACTGGATGGCCCACGACGGACCGATACACATGTCCAACATGTGCGACGAGCATGTCCTGAATGCGTACCGGACGTGCATTTGGCACGGCAACGACACCAAGGCAGACGAGCTACTGACTGAGCTCGAACACCGAGACCTAGACTGGAGAGTATGATGCCCGAGCACGAAGAACTTAGCGATATGGATGATATCGACGACGCGATTGCTGCGGTGACGCTAGGTATGGCGCTTATCGTCGCCGTGTTTGTCGCCGCTCTTTTTGTCCTCACCATGTTGACACCAACCGCAGCCACCGCCGGTCCTGACCGGGCTTATATCCTCGCAGGCTCAAAGCACCTTGGCACGGACCACGAGTTCAACGAGATCAACCCCGGTTTGTTCCTGACATGGGAACTGGATCGCTTCGACGTCACCGTGGGGGCATATCACAACAGCTACGGCAGCGGGTCTCTTGCTGCCAGCGTGGCCTATCCCCTTGTCAGGGGCGAGGACTGGTCCGTGGACGCCTTCGCAGGGCTGGCGACATACTTCGGCACCACCAACCCCAACATCGTTCCTATGGCCGGTCTACAGGCCCGCTATGGGCCTGCGTTCGTCCAGTATGTCCCGGTGCCGGGTGGTCAGTATATGGACGGTCTTGTTTCGTTTGGCCTGACCTTTGAGGTTGGAGACTGACAATGACCGACTTTGAAACCAACCCCGTTGGCACAGGGGAGCGGATCGAGGAACTTGAGGCGAAGTTGGCGAAGGCGATTGCAGAAATGGAAAAGGCTGATGGATACCTTACACGCCTACAAACTCGTAACTCCGAACCTCTCAATAGTGTAAATGGCTGCGGCAGCAAAAAGGGACGCAGCCAATATACTGCAATGGTAAGAAACGAAGCCAGAGAATATTGGGCATCGTTAGGGAACACCCTCGCAGAACTGAAAGGACAAGACGATGAGTGACAATCTCATAAACTTAGATGAACACCGCCCGCATATCACAGCATACGTCGCCTGCATTGACTGCGCTAAGGACTGGATAGCTGTCGCACCCGCAGACACGCTTCACTTTAACTGCCCGGAGTGCGACAAACTTTCCGGTGTGGTTGTTGATCCTGCCAACCCTGAGTTTATCAACGACTTCATGCGGCCAGCCAAAAAGAAGGCAGAGAAACAGCGCCGCACAATGGTGATGCTAAACGCGGCCCGCATGATTGACGAGGGGGCTTTTGACTGATGGCTAAGTACATGATGCTCGTCGCCCTCTTGGCGGGATGCGGCCTGCCCGCAGAACCGCCGACACAGAATCGCGCCGAGATACGCGATAGGGACAGGACAGAGAGGCCGGCGACGGCGCCTGCGGAGCCGGCAGAACCAGAACCAGAACCAGAACCAGAACCAGAACCACCCAAGCACCGCCAGCATGATGGCGACCGGTGGGACCGGGACGACGACGAAGAGGACGAAGAGGACGATGATTGATGACTAAGTGGACACTACCAGAGGGGCGCAAGCCCCTCACCGACGCCGACATTGCAGCACTGACGCGCCGTCTCGCTGGCACGGCTGTTGACTACAAGGAGCTGTATCAGGCTGCCAAGCGTGACGCAGAAGAGGCCGAGGCCTATGTCGCGGAACTGGAAGCCAAGCTGAAAGCCTCAGAGGACTTCGGTCTGCGTCTGGAGCGCTTTGCGGATCAAGCCGGAGATACATTTTTGTTGCAGAGGGCGCGTGAGTTCCTCGCAGAACTGAAAGGACAAGACGATGGAAGAAATTGAAGTGATGTGCACAACCGTGCTCGCCACAAACACGGCGTTTGCGGTGCGGGCCGACACAGGGGAGCAAGTGTTTGTCCCCTCTGCGGTAGCCCATGCCGCTCAGCTACAAGTCGGTGACATCGTGCGGGCGACCGTTGTGCCTAATACACACTACCCGGAAAAGACACCGTGGTTCGCCATTCGCGTCGAGCGGGACGCCCCCGTGCCAGCTTTGATCGCGCAGGATAGCCTCGACCAGCGCATTGTCGAATACCTCGACGTACAACCGGCCTATGCCACCACGTCAGAGGTTGCAGAGGAGTTCAACGTAGACACGACGATCGCGGGCAATGCACTGAACCGCGTGTTCCGTCGGGGTCAAGCCGTGAGAGCCGATGTGTATTCCAAGCCGGATCAACAGCGGGCTTCGTTCTGTTTGTGGGCCGCCAACACAAGCAGGTTTGTGGAGGTCGATCTGTGACCCCTGCAGCCAAGAGAGCCAAGGAGGCCAAGGACGAGTTCGACGCCATGGTCAAAGCAGCCGCCCCCGGAGAACGCATAACCTACCACACAGGGGACCGCGCGGGGGGCCCGTACAAGTATGCGGCATACGCAGCATACGAGAGGGGCGACGTGTTGCTGGTGCAGCGTAGGGTCGGGGTAGCACTGTTCGACTACCTCGCTGTTCGGGTGAAGAAGAAATGAGGCGGCGTCCGATACCGCGCCGGAAACCGGCAACGAAGGCGACCGAGCGGCAGCGCGACGAGCAGCTGGCCATGGTCATGCACCTGCGAGAGAACGAGGGGATGACGTTCGGGCAGATGGCCCCCCATGTGCACATGACACGGCACGCGTGCATCGGTGCCTACCATCGCCTGCGTGATGCCTATGAGGCGAGTTGCGAGTGCACTAAACCCGAAAACAAAGATGGCGGCATGGAGCCCCTATGGTGGAGGACCTGACATGACACAGACTGAAGAAAGATGCTGGCAATACCTGCTGGCAAACCGGGATGCCACGACCGAAGACGTGGTGCTCAACTGCGATGTATCGCTGGGCTATGCCGAGGAGCTCATGGCTCGGATCAGCAGTCCCAACTGGCGTGAACCTGTCAGTGCCCTCGAAGGGCAGGTCGGCGGGTCCCACTACAAGGATATGGAGGTCCAGCCTTGGCAGGCCATGGAAGCGTGGCTCACTCCCGAAGAGTACCGAGGCTATCATAAGGGTGTAGCCATTGGCTACCTCGCACGGGAACGGCAAAAAGGGGGACTGCAGGATATCGAGAAGGCCATCCACCACCTGAACAGGCTTGTGGAGGTAGAACGTGACAGACCTACCAAAGCAGATTGAAGGCAGCGCTTATGCGCGGCGCATAACAAAGGAGAACCAACATGCACATCATGATCGACATTGAGACTATGGGCACGCGCCCAACTGCACCTATCGTATCGTTCGGGGCCGTGGCGTTCGACGCCGACGGCATCCACCATAAGTTCTACCGCGCGGTGGACCTCAACTCTGCCGTTGTCAGCGGTGCCGTCATCGAGCCCGGCACTGTACTGTGGTGGTTGGACCAGAGCGACGACGCCCGGGCAGCCCTGACTACCGACATCGTCGAGCCCATTGGCGACGTACTGGTGGCATTCCAAGAGTTTGTTGCAGGTCTACCGGGCGGGGTCGGCGCCCTGCGTGGCGTCTGGGGCAACGGTGCGACATTCGACAACGTGCTGGTTGCCGAGGCGTACAAGCGGTTGGACATGCTGGTGCCATGGCCATTCTGGAAGGACCGTTGCTATCGCACCGTGAGGACCATGTTTCCGGCGGTGGAACTGGTCAGAAATGGAACGCACCACCATGCGCTAGCCGACGCCGAGACGCAAGCGCAGCACCTGATCGCGATCAGCGAGAGTGCGGGCGGCCTGCTATGAACCCGATAGATACACCCCGACTGCAAGAGTGGGCCATCGACATGGCCAAGCACGTGGCCAAGTTGAGCAAGGACCCCTCCACGAAAGTGGGGGCGGTCATCTTCGACCCGAAGAGACGCATCGTCAGTGCGGGCTACAACGGTTTCGCCCGAGGTGTGGATGACACGGCGGAGCGACTGACCAACCGCGACGCCAAGTTGAAGATGACACTGCACGCCGAGAAGAACGCCATCCTGTTCGCCACAGCTCCTCTGGACGGCTGCACAATGGCGGTCACTCACCCCTGTTGCGCGCAGTGTGCCGCGCAGGCTATTCAAGCGGGCATCAAGCACGTCGTGTGGCCGCGCCCCGCGCCAGAGTTCATGGCGCGTTGGGCCGAAGACTACAAGCTGAGCAAGGCGCAGTTCGCAGAGGTGGGCGTTACCGTGGAGGAAGTGTGATGGACACTATCGCATGCGACTTTGAGACGTTCTACTCCCGCGAGTATTCACTATCCAAGATGACCACCGAAGAGTATATCCGCGACCCGCGGTTTCAGGTGATCGGCGTCTCGGTAAAGGTCAATGAGGGCGATACCGGGTGGTTCTCCGGCACGGCCAAGGAGACCTTGGCATTCCTGCGCCAGTACGACTGGGAAAACAGCGCTATGATTGCGCACAACACGCTGTTCGACGGTGCGATCATGTCTTGGCGGTGCGGTATCAGGCCGAAAGTGCTGATCGACACACTGTCCATGTCTCGGGCCATGTTTGGCGTCGACGCCGGGCACAGCCTCAAGGCACTGGCGGGTCGACTGGGCCTGCCGGCCAAAGGCGACGAAGTAACTCGCGCAATCGGCAAGCGCCGCGCCGATTTCACCGCGAGGGAGATGCACGACTACGGCGAATACTGCCGCCTCGACGTGCACCTGACATACGAAGCGTTCCGCAAGATGACGCTCATGGGGTTCCCCAAGAGCGAGCTGAAGCTGATCGACCTTACGCTGAAGATGTTCACCGACCCTGCGCTGGAGCTCGACGTGCCGCACCTGCAGGGGCACCTGATACGGACGCAACGAGAGAAAGAGCAGATGCTCGCTGATGCGGGTATAGCCGACCGCAGGGACCTGCTGTCAAACCAGAAGTTCGCTGACCTGCTACGCGGCCTTGGTGTCGAGCCGCCGATGAAGACCAGCCCGGCAACGGGTAAGCCAACGTATGCATTTGCCAAGAACGACGAGAGCTTTCAGGCGTTGGCAGAGCACGACGACTTGCGGGTACAGACGCTTGTATCGGCGCGGCTGGGCACCAAGAGCACGCTAGAGGAAACGCGCACCGAACGGTTCATCTCCATCGGACAGCGGGGCAAGTTCCCAGTGCCGCTGCGCTACTACGCCGCCCACACCGGGCGGTGGGGCGGCACTGACAAGATCAACATGCAGAACCTGCCGTCGCGTGGACCGAACGCCAAGCAGCTCAAGAAGGCCATCCGGGCCCCGGAGGGCTACATGCTGGTGGACTGCGACTCATCGCAGATCGAGGCCCGCGTGCTGGCATGGCTGGCGGAGCAGGAAGATCTGGTGGCGGCGTTCGCCCGGGGCGAGGACGTCTACAAGATCATGGCGTCCAAAATATACGGCGTCGACGTCGCCGATATCGACAAAGGCCAGAGGCAGGTGGGCAAGACCGTCATCCTCGGTGCCGGGTACGGCGTCGGCCACAACAAGCTGCAGCTATTCCTCAAGACGCAGGCGGGGGTAGACGTGGACCTCGACGAGGCCAAGCGCATCATCGACATTTACCGCCACTTAAACGCTCGCATCAGTGGGCTGTGGAAGTCAGCGCAACGCACCGTAGAATACCTCGAACGCGGTGACGCACTCGCTTTCGGCCGGCCCGGCGTGCTCGGCGTCGACGTTGACGACACAGCCATCGTACTGCCAAACGGATTACCTATCCGATACGACGGACTGTTTGCTGAACAGGGGGAGAAGGGGTACGAGTATCAGTACAAAACGCGTCGCGGACCGAAGCGGCTATATGGTGGCGCGTGCGTCGAGAATGTAACCCAAGCACTTGCACGTATCGTGGTTGGCGAACAGATGCTTAAAATAGCGAAACGGTATCGCGTGGTGTTGACTGTGCATGACAGCGTGGTATCCTGTGTACCCGAGGCCGAGGTAGGCGAGGCGCGGGAGTATATCGAAACCTGCATGCGCTGGACCCCGGACTGGGCCGAAGGGCTACCCGTCAACTGCGAGTCTGGTGTTGGCGAGAGCTATGGAGATTGCGAATGAGCAAGCCAGCATCCCCCGCACCGTGGTCGTTCAGCCGGATAAAGGCCTTTGAGACCTGCCCAAAGCAGTTCTATCACACAACAGTGCTCAAGCAGTTTCCCTATCAGGAAACAGAGGCGATGCGCTACGGCACCGAGTTTCACAAGGCGGCGGAAGACTTCATCCGTGACGGCACCCCGGTGCCTGAGCGGTTCGCCTTCGCCAAGCCCGCGCTTGATGCGCTGGCGGCCAAGCCGGGCGAGAAACTCTGTGAGCAAAAGCTGGGCATCACTGCCGGGCTCGAACCCTGCGGCTTCTTCGATAACGACGTCTGGTTCCGTGGCATCGTGGACTTGCTCATCATCGACGGCGACGAAGCGACCATAGTAGATTATAAGACCGGCAAGTCCGCTCGCTACGCCGAAAAGGGCCAACTCGAGCTCATGGCGCTATCAGTGCTCCGCCACTTTCCGCAGGTGCAGAAAATCCGTGCTGGTCTGATCTTTGTCATCGCCAACGACTTCGTGAAGGCCAGCTATGAACGCACAGGACAGAAAGAACTGTGGAGGAAATGGCTCTCGAACTATGCTAGTATGGAGACGGCGTTCGAGAAGGGTGTGTGGAACCCCAAGCCGAGCGGACTGTGCAAACGGCACTGCCCCGTGCAGGAGTGCCCCCACAATGGACTATACTGATGCCATACAAGAACAACGCAGACCGGCCATACGGTCGTGAATACCAGCTCCAGAAAGCTCGCGGTGAGCAAGAGGCCCGCAACGAGCGGGCCCGGGCCCGCTATGCGTTCGACAAGAAGAACGGCAAGGCAGCCCGCAAGGGCAAAGACCTTGCCCACAGCAAGCCACTGTCCCGGGGCGGGTCTAACAAAGACGGCGTAAAGCTGCAGAGCCCAAGCAAGAACCGTGCCGGCGGAGGTCGCATCAGCAAGCCGCCCAAGAAATAAATTATGCGCCACGCATAATAGGAGAACCCATGAAGATCATCGACAACAAGGCGCTCGTACTGCGCCTGAAGAACCCTGCACCCGTGCTGACCGCGGCGCCCGACGCGCGCTCCATCGACGCCAACACCGTCGCCGTCAAGTGGGACATAGCCAACGTGCACGCCCTACGCGACCTCGGGCTCAACCCGCCCTCGCCGATCGAGCGGCGCTATGACTGGCCGGGCAAATTCAAACCTATGTCGCACCAACGCGAAACGGCAGCGTTCTTGACGATGCACCGTAAGGCGTTTTGTTTCAGTGACCCCGGCACCGGCAAGACTGCCAGTGCCATATGGGCCGCCGACTTCCTCATGAAGCAAGGTCTGGTCCGGCGCGTGCTGGTTGTCTGTCCAGTGTCGATCATGGACGCCGCGTGGCGCAACGACCTGTTCACTTTTGCCATGCACCGCCGGGTCGACGTGGCATATGGCTCCGCTGCAAAACGCCGCAAGGTCATCGAGAGCGATGCCGAGTTCGTAATCATTAACTTCGACGGCGTGAAGGTGATGGCGGACGACATCGCCGCTGGCGGCTTCGACCTGATCGTTGTCGACGAAGCGTCAAGCTACCAGAACGCGCAGACCGCCCGGTGGAAGACGCTGAACAAGTTGGTCGGCCCCGACACGTGGCTCTGGATGATGACCGGCACCCCTGCAGCGCAAGGGCCGGACTACGCCTACGGCCTCGCCAAGCTGGTAAATCCGAATTCTGTCCCACGCCATTTCGGTGCATTCCGGGATATGGTGATGTACAAGATAACGCAATTCAAGTGGGCTGCCAAAGACACCGCGCCGGAGACTGTGCACCGAGTGCTCCAGCCCGCGGTACGCCACTCCAAGGAAGAGTGTCTCGACCTACCAGACCTCGTCTATGTATCGCGCATGGTGGAGATGACCCCACAACAAAAGAAGTTCTATGAGCGGATGCGCAAGGACTTGCTGCTGCAGGCCGCAGGTGAGAACGTCACCGCCGGAACGGCCGCTGTCGCCATGACGAAGCTCCTGCAAATCAGCAGCGGATCAGTCTACACCGACGACCAGAACGCCTTGGTGTTCGACATAAGCAGCCGCTACCGCGTGCTCATGGAGGTGCTGGCCGAGACATCGAGCAAGGTGCTCGTGTTCGTACCGTTCCGCAACTCCATTGAACACCTGTCTGAGAAGCTGCGTGCCGACAAAGTCAGCTGTGAGGTTATCGACGGTGGGGTGCCTGCCGGCCAACGCACAGACATCTTCAACGCGTTCCAGAACCAGCCGGACCCACGTGTGCTGATTATCCAGCCACAGGCCGCTGCCCATGGTGTGACGCTGACCGCGGCCGCTACCGTCGTCTGGTGGGGCCCCACGGCGTCGCTGGAGATATACGAGCAGGCCAACGCGCGTATTCACCGCAAAGGGCAGACAAAGAAGTGCACGATCGTGCAGCTGGTCGGGTCGCCCGTGGAGCAGCGCGTCTACAAGATGCTTGACGACAAGATAGACCTACACAGACAAGTAATTGATCTATACAAGAATGCGCTTGACTAAACGAGCGTGGTGACGTAAGAGTTCACTCAATAACACAAAAGGAGAACCAAATGACCACAGATGCACCGATCGAAAAGCTCACCCGGGTCTACATCAAGATCAGGGACACCAAAGCCAAGCTGTCTGCCGAGTTCAAGAAGAAGGACGACGAGCTCGCCGACCATCTGACCCAGATCAAGTCTGCCATCTTGGACTACTGCAAAGAGCAGGATGTCGAGAGTGTACGCACGGCCTCTGGGTTGGTATATCGCACAATGAAGACGCGGTATTGGACGAGTGATTGGGAAGCGATGCACCGGTTTGTTGTCGAGCACAACGTGCCGGAGTTCCTCGAAAAGCGTCTGAACCAGACGGTCGTGAAGTCGTTCCTCGAGGAGAACCCCGAAACCGTACCTCCGGGCATCAACGCCGATTCGGAGTACACCGTCACCGTGAGGAAATCATGACCACCAAATATGTCACCACTGGCGAACTAGCCGCCCACTTCAACGTCGCAAACGCGACGATCATGGCGATGTTGAAGTCCGGTGAAATCCCCGCCGGCACCTACATGCGGCTCGGCCGCGTCTTCCGCTTCGACCTCGAGAAGATCGAAGAGGCCCTCTTGACTCGTGCGGGTGCCACGGACGAAGCTGAACCCCCTGCCGAACCCGTGCAGTACGAGTTCGATTTTAACGACGAAGACGACACAGCCTACACATAAGGAGAACCACCAATGAGCGACCTCGACATCTTTAAGGGCAACGCACTCGTGAACAGCGACCTGTTCCAGTCTCTGCTGGACATGAACAAGAAAATGGCCGGCGGAACGGCAAATGGCCGGCGGATCAGCATCCGCGGCAGCAAGTTCCGCATGCTGGTTGGCGGCGAGCAGGTTTCGGTCAGCAAGTCCGATACAATGAACCTCGTGATCCTCAACGCCGCCGACATTGCCCGCACCTACTACGAAGGTGCCTTTGACGCCGAGAACCCGTCCGCACCGGCCTGCTGGTCGCTGGACACCCGTGCCCCTGCACCGGAGGTGCCGGAGGACA